CAACAGGCTTGTATAATTGAAGCCTTTCAGGTCGCCGGTGAAGGTAATGTTCCTGTCGTTAAATGTCTGCGAAACGTCAATCTGATTGAAGTCCGCCGCAATAGCAAGCTCCGGAGGTGTTGCCACGATTGCCGGTGCGCTTGGCGGTGCCTTCTGGCGTGTCGCAAACCAGTCTCTGATTCCCATCGCCAACACCTCCTTATTATAAATATCCCACCACGCCAACCACATCAAAGATGCTGGAATGGTTGAGTTTCTTTTTGCGTGTTTCTTCCATGCCGCTGATATAATGCACAGCCATCATCAGGCTGGAGCCACGGTCCTTATGCTGGTTCGCCTTAGCACTGTCGAACAGCATCGCGCCGTTCGCGCCAAGCTTGCCAACGATCTGGCCGAGTTCGATCTGGAGCGCATCGGCCTCCACAAAGATAGCAATCTCTTCCTTTGTCAGGTTCCGACTGCCGCCCTCTGCTTCGCCGTCTGCGTCTGCAATCTTACCGCCGATAATCCGCCTGCTGGTGATCGGAAGCTCAATGCTTTCCTGTTCCAGCGCAATCGTCAGCGCGCTGACCATCTGCTGGTTCAGCATGTTGCTGGCGATAAACGGATGAATCAGCGGGACGGCGTTTTCGATCCGGCTGATCTCCGTATCCACCACAAGCGGCGGGTATTCACGGCCTGTATCCGGATCTGTCCACGGCTTGTTCATAAACTGCGGGAACGCATCGCCCAGGCCGCGGCAGTCAACCACGACCTTCTGAGTGTTCGGGAATTTGACCAGTGCGCGGCGCACCTCTGTCGCCAGCGCATCCAGCCGTTTGCCATGGAAGCTTCGGATATTGACAACCTGCTTCATGTAGCCGCCGTTCTCCAGCTCCTCAAGTTTGATCACGGTCAGCACGGCGTTGTCTGCGTTCTTCGCCGCGCTCGTTGCAATATCCAGCGCCATCACGTAAGAGGTTGTACTCTTATTCGGCTGGGCCAGCTCAACGTCACGCAGCACCCGGCATTTATCCGTCAGCTCGAACGGGAATACAGCGCCGTCCTCGGCTCCCAAAAAGATACTGCCGTATTCGAGGGCGAACTTGTTGTCGTCCATCGAGGCCTGCTCTTCAAGGAAGAAGTCCCGGGAGCCAAGCCCGTTCCGTACTGCGGCTTCCCAGTTCATGGCGTAGGCGAAGCATGTGCCGTCGTAATCCTTCGACACCATCCTGCGCACCGTGTCAACAAACATATTGTAATAGTAATTATTTTTCAGGCACGCAGATGTGATGGAGACCATCTTGCTGGGATAGTCTTGGAAATTGTTTTGAATACACAGGTCACGCGTGGTATTACGCACAGGCCGCGCCACAGCTTCAAGGTCGGCCTGTTTAACCTCGGGAGCCTCGTCTATGATCAGGATCTTCGCACGGTTGCCGCGGAATGTCCCCTAGCTGAAGCTCTCAATATTACTGCCGTTCTTGAATGTACACTTGCCCTTGCCCGTGCTGATCTGCACCGGGTGATTGTGCCGGGTGCAGTCCAGCTCCCGCAGAATCTCAGGATTCCGGCAGAAGTAATCATTGATTTTCTTCGGCACAAGCACGGCCTGCTCTGCCGTACCGGAAATGACCGCAATGTTGCTTCCCGGATAAAGTATCGCCATAGCGATACAACAGATGGCGGTGATCCACGTCTTACCGAAGCCGCGGCTCTGCACATCCATGATCGTATTATACCGACCAAAAATACGGGCCTGTACGCGCTGTACAGGCCTTAGTTTGACTTTAAGGTATTCCTCGATGAAGCGATCCTAGTGGGTCCTCCAGTACCAGATCTGTTTGGTCCACGCCTCAAGGTTTCGAAGCTCCCTGATCTGGCTGAGTTGTTCTGCCTGGCTGATCATAGTTTTACATCAGCTCCAATCGACCGCAACGTATACAGATAATCATTCACAACGCGGTCAACGTCGTCATCGGGGAATGTATATGGATTTTCGTTCAGGAAGCCATCCGTCTCAAGCTTGAGAATAATCTCGCCCAGCGAACCCATGCCGGTGTTCTCTCCGGGCTTGCGTTTACTGGCGGCGAAGTTTGCGGATTTCGACAGCTCGTCGAACACGCGCCGTGCGTCTTCATATTCCTTCACAGGAACCTGACCGCGCCGGTACTTGTCCTCGGCGATGTCGGCATTCAGGCTGGCCTTGATAACCTTCCGGGCGTAGTCCGACTGGTTGATCGTATCCAGCTTGAAGTCTTCCGAATACTTCTGGTACAGCTTGTTCAGCCGCCGTATTTCCGTCGGTGTGAACCAGCCGCCCCATTCGTCGTCGTATACAGGCTTGTCATCAGGGTCGGCGAACTCATGAACCACCAGATCCTCGGTGCTTTCGGTGCCGTTCACTCGCACGTTCTCTTCGTACTCGTAAATCGCCACCATGTTCATGATCCGAAGGTAGGCCTGAGCAATGGCCTCCTCCGCGAGCTTCGCCTTCTCTTCTGGCGGCGTGTCAGCATCGATCCACTTCTTGTTGGTGGACAGTGCGTACAGCGCCTTCTTCTTGGAGGCTTCCCATCCGTTTTCCTTGAACTTCCTGTTGTTCTCGAATAAATACTTCCGCAGTGTTTCGCGGTCATGTACGAATTTCCTCGCACAGTCCTTGCACCACGCATCCCTGCAAAACTGACTGGCCCACAGCTTATTCATAAAGAAATCATCCAGGGGCAATGTTCGATTGCAGTGGATACAGCGCTTGCCTGCCGCTTTCTTTTTTGCCATTTGCCAATCTCCTTTATCTTGCCTTTACAAAAAGATAAGCTGAAGCTTCCCTCAGCTTAATTCAATCGGATACACGCACCGCCTGCCGTAACCCTTCTGGATTACCATGGCGGTTGCGGATGGCCGGCTGAAACGTCCGAGCTTCAGCGCGAACCCGTCGGCACCGCAGATGGACCCGACGCGGATCATCATGCTATTGCCGTTCTGCGTAACACCGGTTGCCAGCTCTTCCTCGTGATGCAGGTGACCGCACACAAAGAAGTCGATCTGCTTGCCGTAGATATTGACTGAATCTCGGCAAAGATCCTGAATTTTGCCGCCGTCTCCGTGAAGCATCAGGAAGTCGTATCCCTCGATGTTCGCGTGGTGGTACTTGCCGGTCAGGTCGTGGATCGTCACGCCATGCGCCGGCGAATCGAACTTCGCACAAAGATAATGGTGAATGATCTTGCACATATTATCCTTGGGAAAGTCGCCTGCCTTACTGCCCAGAGGCCGTACCTCGTCGTGGTTGCCGCCGACCATATGCACGTCGATATGAAGTTGCGTCCGGTCTCGCAGCTCGCACAGCCACTGTGTGAACATATCACTGAACTTAATGGTGGAATCAACGATTCCGTACCGCAGGTTCTGGAGCTGGCTCATCCTGAGCATGCCCGAGATCATGTCGCCCACAACCATCACGTTGATGTTGCTGACATTCTCGCGCCGCACAATCTCGCAGACCCGGTCGAGGATCTGCCCAAAACGATTCTGGCACACGTCCTCGTCATAATGGTTGATTGTCTCGCCAAGGAACCCTTTGACGTCCATGATCTCCCCAAAATGAATATCGCCAATCGCAAGCACGAGTTCGCCTCCGGACAGGTCTCTGATAACCCCCGTCTGACGGAACGCGGCTTGATTGGCTGGCAGTTTGGAGATCGCACTCGCAATGGCCTCGCGCAGGAGATCGTCACGGGCTGTGGCACGGTAGACCTTGTTGTTCTCATTGATCAGGTCCCGCATCTTCTGCCGCTCAACGTATCCTTCGGCACCAATCATTCCGGCGTCGTTCGCCAGCTTGATGCCCACGCCAGCCTTGCGCAATGTGTCCGCCTTCATGTCAAGGGCGTAGTCTTCAATCAACTCCGCCCATTCACGATCCAGCTATCCTGCCTTCTTATTTAAGACGTCTTCAACCAGACTTCTTTTTTCGTCCGCCGTCAATTCTTCCAGGAGTCTTCCCATCCAGTGAACTCTCCTTTAATAACCTTTATATGTCAAGACCCGTTATGTAGCATAGATTAACAGTCTATAACATAATAATTGCTGTGTGGGTCTTTCTATGTGGTGAGCGGTGCAGGACTTCCACCCGCACGTCGGAAACCCGACAATAGATTTAGAGTCTATCGTGTCTGGTCATTCCACCAACCGCCCAAGTTTTTATAATACACAAGGCACATTTAACTCTAGCGCTCTACCGATTGAGCTATACGTGGTTTCCACGTAATCAGAATCGAACTGATGACAAATAGAATTTATATAGCAGTTGCTGTCTGTGCCTTAGCTTAATATATGGTCCACCAATAATCAAAGTATTTCCGGTAATCTCCGCCGTTCGGAAGTGAATCTTCTTCGATATCACCCGCTCGGCATCTTTGCCTGATCGCACGGTTGGTCTGTTGCTTGCTGTACTTGCGCGGCCCTGAGAGATCAAAGCCTTTGTACTGTTCTCTCGGATCGTCGATCTGCAAGCGGCCTCGGAATGCCTGCCGCGAGTTCGCCACCCGCTTACGGTCTTTCCTCTTGGACAGGCTCTTCCGTGCGTATCGATTCAAATGCATCATAATCCAAAATTCCTCCGGCTTGAAGAATATGACTTTCATCAATAGGATCGCCGTTTGCGGTATACCATCGGTTGCCGCATCGAAGAATTTGATCCATGTCATACAGCTCATCCTCTGACCCATTGCGATGATGAACTGTCTTTGCGCTGTACTCCGGGAGATCAACCACTTGTTTGACGTCGTTGCCGACCCAGAAGCATCCGTCGGTGTCCACGGTGAATCTCTCCACCTGTGCGCCGCCGTTCTCCTGCCGGATCAGCTCCAGCTTTCGCCGCCGGCTTACCTGCCGTCCCTTGGTTGGCTTCGGCTTCTTCCGCGTCGCGGCCTTCTCGTCAAGCATCTCGGTCATAACCTTGAAGCTCAGGTTCTCCTCGGCCTGCGCATCGCCATTGGATGCGCCGCTTCCGTACATAATATTGTTGACATAGCTCGGGCAGGACGACACGGGAATCTCCCGCGCCTTCGTAACAGTCTGCTTGTACTCCGTCACAATCCCGTCGGTTGCGCCGTACAGCAGATAATACCCAAGGCTGTCAAGCAATCTCTTGACTCTCATCTCGGGAGAGAATACGTCACCGTCATCGTTCAGCCAATTCCGGTCGCAGTATCCATCCCAGCTGGAGGTAATACGATCAACCGTCTGAAGCATCTGGTCGGCGTCACCGGCCTACAGCGTCAGAACCTGACCGTTGGGCAAAAACACCTTATATCCTGTGGCCAAACAAGCCCCTCCCTAATATACTATGAAATAATTGCAACGCTTTGCAGACAACGGTTACAACTCAGAATATTTTCTGTCGCACACGCATGCTTCCCAGTTGGCATTGTTCTTCCGCACAATCTTGTCGACAGCGCGGCTGAACATCTCGTCGCATGTCTGGCGCGCTCTGGTCGTATACTCTGCGATATCAGAAATTGCGTATCCCTGCATGAGGTACTGGACGATCTGCATTTCGCCTTCGCTCAGGCCGGCCGTCTCGATCAGGCGATCCAGATCGATGTAGGTGCACAGCACGTCCTCGTCAAGGGGAAATACGCCGTCCGTTGAGAACTACGAGTCCTGAAACAGCCCGGGCAGATAGCTTCGGTCAAGCCGCGACCGTTCCATGATCAGCTCGCGGACAACCGCAGATTCACTGAGCGGCGTATAGGCAAACTGGTTATTCCTTCTTGCCACCCTTGGTCACCGGCTGTACCTGCGCCTTCAGTTCTGCGATCCGCCTGTCTGCATCGGCCAGAGCGTCATTCAGCGCATCATTTTCTTCCTTGAGTTCGGCAAGCTCGGTCTCCGAAGCACCGCCGCCATAAAGCGCGCCTAGGATGCCGTCCACGTTATTCAGCAGAAGGTTCTTCAGGCTCTCGCGTTCCTTGGCGCTCGGCTTGCCGCTCGCAACCGTGTTGTCCAGCTTTTGCTTCGCCAGAGCAATGTCGTTATACATTTCCTGATTTGTCAAAACATTCATCTCCTTTATATGTGACAATCCACGAGGCTGACGTAACAGTCCTCTCCGTGATTGATCCACTCTTCCCATTCCTGATAGTATGCGTCCATCGTCTCAGCCGTCTCGTCAGAGATTGCGAACCAACTGACCTTCCCTGGCGCGTGCCACACACCATCCGGTGTCACAAACGCATACGGCGTCACCGGCCGCATCATCTCTTTTACGTACTGCTCCACAGTGCCGTACCGCTCGATGTAATACTTGTCCGTCCAGAACCCATCGCCTTCTTCAGAGTATTTCCGCCACCGCTTACGCAACTCTTTTTCAGTAAACTTATCCGGTCTTTTAAACCAGTCCAGCTGACTCTTTAAAAAGAAATCCGGGTATTCCAAGTCTCCATCGCCAATCATGCGGAACACTTCGTCTTTCAGCTCGTACATATAGGACTTGCCATCAAGCGTGTAATAATCATATTTCGCTTGCGGATTATAAAAACTGCCATATGTCTTCAGTTTCTCATTGTAATCCCACATTGTCTTGATCCAATCATCATATGCCCAATTGGGGTTGTTCTTCTTGAACTTCTCCCAGTCAGATTGAAGCTCACCCTCGTTCACCGGTTCGAAAATAAAATAATTCTCGTCACTTTCGTTGAACGGCTCCAGAAGCCTGTCGAACTCTCTTTCATTGGGCTGGCTTGCAAATACCGCTACCGCATAGTGGCTCATAATATCATCACCCCATAAGCAATCTTTTCAATAGAGCCGGCGCAGGGAGTCGAACCCTGAACCTCCGCTTTACAAAGGCGGCGCTCTCTCCATTTCGAGCTATGCCGGCATAACGGCCCCGGTACGGCCTACGCTGTGTGACGCTTGCGGTGTTACTCCGCGTTCTCCTCGCCGTACGCACGAGGCGAGATACTTCTTCTCCAAAGCGTGTTTCAGCCGACCGGGGGATTCTAGACGCTGGTTTCGATTTTGACCGGCTTCGTAACCGGCAGGCTTTGTTTTAGGACAGACCGTTCTGAACTGTCCTCGATGCGGGACACCGTAGGCATTCCCGCTCTTGCTCTATTAATTATCTTTTAAAGATATATCATTGCAGTTTACAGCGTCTCACGGTTATGACATTAGGGCCAGGTTATGGCAGGTGCGGCAACCGCCGTCTGAACATCGGTGCAGAAGCAAACGTCTGGATCCTCGAAGATATCTCTGGCGATATTCTCGTAGAGGGTAGTCATGTTGCCGTAGACGTCGTTCAGGTTATCATTGAAGAACTGGACAACCTTGTTCGCAAAGACAACGTATGTCCACTTCGTCAGGAACGCCGTCTCCAAAGTCCTGACAAAGGACAGAGCGGGGTTCCCTTCGAAAGCAATCTCGAACAGCTCGGCCTCGGTCACACCGCACACGTTCTCGCAGAACTCGCCGTTCGGAGGAAGCACGTTGATGGCGAGGATAATATTGCCAAACGTCTTATGGTCTGGAAGCAAACCCGCCAGCGCAGTCGCCTTGGCCGCATCATCAACATAAAGGTTAACCGCGTAGTCCTCGGGATGGTGTACGATCTTGATCTGCGGATCGTCGCCGAACAAAGCCTTCAGCTCGTTGACAAAGGTGATCCACGGGGGCGAAAGTTTCAACCTGACGTTTTCCATTCATTCATCTCCTTCAATCAAATGCGGGGCGTGCAGTCGGCGCATTGGCTTTCTTATGCTATCCGCCCAGAAGGTGGACGGAGGCGGAGTTCAACCGCCATCTCCTCAATCACGCGCATCCCTACAGGATGTCATCTCCTTGATTCTCGCTTACTCGATCATTTTCTGCGACAGTCCGGGACCCTCCCATGCACGGAGTCGAACCGTGCCAAACCGTCCATTCACAGTTTCACGACGCGAACCGAGTTGGACCCTCGGCGTGTTCCTGCGTATGGGCCTTATTTTCTTAGCGCCTTTTATACCGGTCGCCGCATCTCAGCGGACTTACTGCCGGGTTCCTGTGCTTGGCTACCCGCATCGTGTTATTCGTTCCACGGAATATCCGTTTCGTTATAGATCTGCGCGCCGGCCGGCGGTTGCCCATTGCCGCGCACAGCTACGATCTTATCGTGCGGCTCATCACTCTTGTGCGTGTTGAACCAGCGCTTCACAAAGTCCACGGCTCGCTCCGCATTGCGCGCCTTCACATACATGGTACCAGTAGATTTTTTATGATCGCCGTACAGAACTGCGTACGTGTAAACATTCTTTCGTGCCAATTTGCAATCACCGCCTTCGTCATATATAAGGAACATTTGAAATCAAAATGTGCATAAAAAGTCATAATTTTTTATGATCATGCAGATGCGCGCAATCCAATTCATCATGATGCATATTCTTTGCTTCAAATCCCACAGATAATTAGTGAAGACAAAGACCTCCGCCTCATCGGATGAGTATTTATTCATCCGCAGAAGTGGAGGTCCAAATTCCTACACAAATTGTGAGGATTTTGAGGTAAAGTTATTCATGATCATCTTCATAGTAATACAGCGCGATTTCCTCGGTGACGAACTCCGGCGTGTAACCGAGCTTCGAGAGCCTGCCGCCCGTATTCATCCACAGGACCCGGCTGTAGTTCTCAAAGACCTTCCTGACCGTTGCCGGATCCTCGCCGTCTCGGTACATGCGGTAATACTCAGGAATGAGCCGCAGGAACTTCAGCCATCGCATTCCTCATCCTCCTCCGTCATCGCGCACACAAGCCAGCCCACGCACAACGTCGCCGCAGCGCCAATGATAATTCCAACAATCAGCATCACCATTCGCTCACTCCTCCTGTATCCGTATCGAACAGTCACTCGGACGTTTCATGCCGTTCTCGCGGAGAGCCTGATCTTCGCGCCTGCGCACCAGCGCCTCGCACATCAGCCGGCCATTGTACTTCCCCGACCGGAGCCAGTAACTGCACGGGCAGTTCATGCATCTGCTCGGATATGGTTTCTCAATCAGAATCACGTATACCTCCGGTAGCTCGACTTCGTGTCGTCCTTATTCAACGCCACATAGGTCATGCCTGAACTTATTTAGTAGTTCCGTTTCAGCTCCTCGTTCAACCCTATGACTTCATTGGTAAGCGCATTGATACTTTTACAGATGTTGTATCCGCTGATGGAAACAACAAGGCATAACACGCTCAAAACGAATCCGATGATATTCATTGTTCATCCACCGCCTTTTCAAAGTTGTATAACGCCAGCAGACAACATGCGACGCATAACATCCACCGCAGTGCATCTGCCGTCAGCTGGTCTCCCCAGAACCACGCGAAGATTCCGAAGCCGAACCATGCGGCCGTCAGGAACCACTGGTTGATCCTATGGAATTTACAGAGTTTTGATTGTTCCATTTATCAGTAATCTCCTCGTTAAACTCGCTGGCAAATTCCATATACTCCTGAACAGACAAAGTGTGCATGGCCAGCCAGACGATCATTTTATGCATCTTCTTAAGTATTTTTGAAATCTCTTTAAACGGATCCATCCTCCGTATTATCCTCCCACGCCGCCGGCAATGGCATCCAGGCCACCACCGTCTCGTCACTCCATCCACTGCCGCTGTCATACCAACGGATATCCACATACGAAACAACATGATCGATATTCCTGATAACATCATGGACGACATACGAACATGTCACCAGATACTCGCCGTCATCCTCAGGTATCCGCTTATAACACGGTGTCCAGTTCATTGACCCTCCTGCTGAGTTCATCCAGAAGATAATCGCACTGCTCGTTCAGCCACTCCAGATGCTCGCAGTATTCCATCGCCGCATTGAGCATATCTACTTTTAGCTCGGTATACTTCGCCTCGAGCTGCGCCGTAGACCAACCGGAAATATCTTCCCACTTTCCAGGGCCGTACTTGTTGAGACCCATGCCGTCACCTCTTCCCGAAACTGTTCATCGCAAAGATATACATGGAGCACTGCGCCAGCTTGAACATGATCTCCTGATTGTCCTTGAAGTACTCGGATGCAACATGATTCAGGAACGCCGGCATTTCTTCGGGTTCGATGTCCGGGAAATTATTCTTGTTTTCCATAACGCACCTCCAAATGTTATTGCCGTGTGGGAGAATCGAACTCACCATCATACGGGATAGTTCCTCGCGGTCTACCCTTGAACCTAACACGGCATTATAAAGAGCGGGTTGGGATTTGCACCCAACATAAATGGTTCCAATCATTCTAAGCATTACGCTATAGCGTTTACCTATTCCGCCACCGCTCAAATGTTACTTACTCCCCATTCGCGTACCTGATCGCCTTGTCGACCACCGCCATCAGCTCCGTCTCTGTATGGTCTTCGCAGAGATAGTCAACAATCATCGCGATCAACAGTTCCTCTTCCGACTTGAAAATACTTCGCTCAGTCATCGGTAAGCTTGATATCATACCAGCCGCTGATCAGGTTCGACGGATAGAACTTGATCTCGTACTGATACTTGCTAACTTCCTTGGTTTCGATCTGCTCCACAATATATGTCGTATCCTGCGACAGATGCGCGTAGTTCAGCACGTACTCGCCCGGAGCCTTCTCAATCGTGATGTTCAGGTCGCCGTCGCTGTCTGTATCGATAGCCAGCAGGCCCGTGATCTGCATCATCGGCGTATCTGTCCGGGTATTCAGCACCGTAATCCGCCGCCGTATGTTGAAGTCGTCAGCCTCCCGACGCAGGTTATGCCGCACGTTCTCAGCCTGGGTGCAAGCCGACAGGATCCACGCCAGCGCCGCCAACATCAGAATGATCGCAATCTTTTTCTTCATCATATCCCCCCTGCATATCCATGCCAGTCACAAGTTCTGCATTCATACCTATACATCGCCGGATACGTCGCCAGTACAATGTCAGTACGAATATACAAATGCTTGCCGCAGACCGGGCATTCAATCTCGGTCTCCTTCAGGCCGACACATCCCGGGTCCAGCTCTCTTTTCTTATGTTCTTCCCATGTCATTTACTCGCCCTCCGCGATTCCCTGTTCCAGCTCCGCACCGCCATGCCGATGGTCGGATAAGATTTGCCGCACCAGTGGCAATTCTCGCACTCGAGGAAGAACCGCCGGAACCGGTGGAAATAACTGTCGTTCAGGCCGACCGTGTGGCACCGGCAGTCGGGACACCGCCGCACCTTGGGTTTGAACCTGCGCCACCTGCGGCCTACCCGCTCATGCCGACGGCGAAATGATGCTTCGGTCATTCGATTATCAGTCCTTTCTTCCTCGCCCAGTCATCAAGCCATTTCTTGACGTCAGACTTCTCGTACACATTGGCGTCATCAGCCGTCTTATCAACCCGAAAACGGCTCCAGCCCACGGCGGCAACACATAAGGCGAGACCGCCAGATAACACCCGCCATGTGAACCCAAACAATTCAAATTTCTCTCCGTACCTCAGGCTATTGATTCGCAAAGCAGGCCGTACAGCAAGTGGCCAGTTAACACCGTAGTCCTGTAGCTGTTCATTGCTTCGCACGCTCATGACATAACCAGAATCAAATCCCGGAGATCGCGTCCACCAGTCATCGCCAAGAGATGAAATGATGAATTGATTGTTGACATATTCCTCCGCCGACAAGAGCGTGACTTCTTCGATCTCGATATCAACAGGTTCCCTGGTGATGATCTGTTTCTGCACCTGTACTTTCATTTACACTCCTCGAACCCTAACTCGAATAGCACGTTATCCTCGACCGGCACCGGCTCAAAAGATATCCCGATCTTCATGCTTCGCCGCGTGGTAAACGAATACGCCTGACCCCAGCTCTGATAAATGTCGGTCGTCTCTACATTGTCACTCAGTTCCTCAAGCTTCGGGCGCGCCGTCGTAGTCATGATCAACTTGCCGTCAATTCCGTCCACCGGCAAGACAAACTTACAAACAACAGGGGCGTCGGAGGAGAAATCAATGGCCGTCAGATCAAGATAGGTCGTACCGCAGAATGGACACCTGACCTCCGCGGTATCCTTGGCCGCGCCGCAATTAATGCAATTAGTCTTGCTCATGCCAGTCCCGCCTCCGCGCCAGCTCGCGATCTATATTTTCATCCTCGAAATACTTCGCCGCCAGCTTCACCGGCCAGTAACCGTGCGGCTCGCGCTCCCACATCAGGTAGTCCGTCCACATCGTCTCGCCATCGCGCCACTCATACATCTCGTCATACGGCGCGGCATTGGTGATCAGCATCGATTGCCCATAGGCCCACAGCTTCACCACAATGGCATTCACCTGCACCCGCTTCGCCAGCCGACACAACCACTTCATGAACTCGCGCTTTGTCCGCTCGAACCCGCGATCCCTCAGGTTGCCGTCCAGTGTCAGCATGTACAGGCTCTGCGTCTCGAGCCACCCATTCTTCTGCGACTTATTCCCGTACATGTCCCGCAGGTTATTGGTCGCCAGGCCGAACTCGTCGAGCGAGCTGGAACAATTGAAGCCGGCCTCCTGCGTTATATACACGTTCATGTCGCCCTCGGACCCCGTCACCCGAGGCAGATGATCCAGTACCGTCTCGAGAATATACCGTATCTCGGCCTGCGTCCGTCCGCGTACGTCCACCTCAATCGTCCCCATCACATGCGTCCACCAGCTCATACTTTCCCTCCAATGCCCTGATCTCGGCCGCCTCCCGTGCTCCAACATACTCCGCCAGCTTATCGCCCAGCATCGCCGCCATCCCCGCCGCGTAATACGGAAGGATGTTTTGCCAGTCCACCTTCTCGCCTATCTCGTAGTTCGCCACAAAGTCGTCCGGGTCCAGCACCTGCCGCATGATCGCGCCCGGCAGGTAGGTGTTCGGCGCTGACGTCCACAGCCCGTTCGCCAGCTTCTGCGACCGCCCGTACTTCATGGTCACCACGCGATCCGTCCACAACCGCTTCAGCCGCGTACCAACCGTCTTTTTGTGCATGCCAAGACTCCGCGCCATCAGATCCTGCGAGGTGTTATCCCGCCCGAAGACCTTGAAGACCATCACCATCCGGAAAAGAAGCCGCCGGTCATTCTTCGTCTTGCCGTTCAGGATGAAGTTCAGGTCGGCGCTGTTGATCACAATCGTCTTGGCCGCATGGGCCTTGGCCTCGATGCCGCCTGCCCACTTCGCAATCTCCGCATTGTCCGCCGCAATCTCCTCGTCCGTGCTGTCAATCAGGTCCCGATCCTGCCGCGCCACCCAATCCGTCAGCGCCGCCCGGATTTCGGCCTCGCCCATCCCGCAGTTCCGAAGATAGACCGCAATCTTGACCGAGGTATTGTGCCGTGTATTCCGGTGGACGAGAACAGGCAAGCTATTCTCATCCACGCTGATTTCGCCCTGCCGCACCGTGTAATCAACATGGTGTTCGGCCTTGGGTGGAGGAACCGCCGCCAGTATCTCGTCCAGGCGCTCCCGCGGCACCTGCTCGATCTCGAAGATGTAAAGCTCGCTATCGATGGGCTTGAGCGTCTCCTGACTGCAATACCACGACCAGACGCCGGTCTTGTAATGCTTGCTCAGGGGAAGCCGGATCGGCTGCGTGGGCGTGGGCCGGAACTCCACCTTCTCCGGGTTGAAGCCGCCGCGCTCTATCACGATGTTGTACAGCTTCGCAATCGACTCGTTCGCCACCACCTTGTCAAAGAAGATCTCGACGTGATAGCCCTTGCCGCCCGATATCGATATGTAGATCCGCTCGCGGTCAAAGCCGAGATCAACCAGCACGTCGATGAGCTTGCGCACCACGCCCTCGTCGTTTACATCCACATCGAAGCAGATGAACTTGGATGACTTCTGACTACAGAATACCGCCACGTTATAGGCCCCGCGCAGGTGATTGTGAATCTTCTTCATGTTTAGCCGCTGTGGTTCGCCGCTCTCCTGCTTGGGTTCCCAGATAACGCCGTCACGGCATAATTTCATGTGCGACACATTGTTCACGTAGAGCGCCCAGATTTTGCTCGCGACATTGTAGCTAACCGTAGGCATTTCAAGGCCTCCATTCATTTTTGCTATACTTAGATAAAAGGAATTTTTATAAGAGCCGGGGAGACTAGTGTTTTCAACGGTTCCAGAGGTTGAAAACAAGGGTCCAAAAAAATCATCAACCGAAGGGAAACTCCCTCGTCGATAGTTATAAGGAACATAAAAATCGAATATGTGCACTGCCGCGAAAAAAGATTAAATTTAAAATTGGACAATGAATATAAAGGGCGGAATCGCAGCCACACCTGGCGGCGCGGTTATCATTAGCCTGCGATCTTTTGTTATTCCCGAAGGGCGCTGTGATTTTTAGGGGTATATAACTATATATAGCTGAAGCAATTTCCTGCGGCATAATAAATAGGATTGGCGGCGGGAAAGATTGAAACATGATCCTGCGGCCTGATCCTATTTCGGCGTCTAATTTTTATACATATGATATTTGCCGCATAGCGTAGCCTGCGGCCATTATACATGGCTCCTGGACGGCATCGACATGCGCGAGAAGTTTTTAAAAGTGAAATGAGTTTAAAAATATTTGTTGATATTTCTGCGGTATTTGTCGAAATTGGGACGAAATACAGAAATTTTTATCGAAGTTTGGAGAAGATAGGCATAGGGCTTGGGGCTATTCTGACGCCGTGTCAAAACGTAAAGAGGGAACAAAACATGATATTTTGTACCCTGTTAGCCAGGGCTTACATTGAGAAAAGCCTTGTTTTTCAATGCTCCCAGCGTTTCCCGCCTTTTGATCAATTCTCATTTCATCACTTTTCCCATGAAACCCTTATATTTTTTTATGTATCGTTTCATGATATTTCATGTTATTTCATGCTCCCCCATGATTCACTGATGCATGTTTATGCATATAATAGGAAGCTATTCATTTATGCATTTTTTCTGTGTTTTATGCATGTTTTATTCATTCTTTATGCATATTACATGAATATTAACATCATTTCTATTGTTTTACTCACTTGTTTAATCGTATATGATATTATGTAATAATTTCGTATCAATTCGTAATAAAAAATAAATATTTAGCATTTTAAAGCATTTTCTTGAAAAACACGAACATTCTGCAGCCGTTGAATTTACTGCATTTCTATTTTGTCCAATTTAACGAAACCCTTATTTTTCGGTCATTACGATTTTGTTACAAAGCCATTTTCTTGTGTCCTTCTTGAAAAATGTTCGTGTTTTTCGCGTTTAGTCCTCTGTTTAGTTATTTTTGACGTCTGGAATGATTAGCCATACCATTTTTTACATTGCCTGAACCTATTGATTTTTAAAGCTTTATCGGCATTTCCGAACGTTTTTCCATTTTTAAAGAATCCTTATTTTTCAACGTGTTTAGTTAATTGTTCGTGTTTTTGGCATACATGTTTATTTGTATTGAATAAAATATATCGCCTTCAAAGCATTGATTTATAAGGGTTTTGCCGGTTTCCCTACCCTATTGTTCGCATCTGTCCGAATGTTCGCTTTTTATCCTCCGCAATGACTGGGTACATTTCTTAAATTTGTAAACCCTTATTTTTCAACGTTTCCGCAGCTCTGTTAACATTTTTGTAACAAAGTATCGCATGAAAATACACGAATATTTCCAAATTATTACAAAAGTTATTTGTTAACATTTTGTTAAATTTGTTACAAACAAGAAATATCAAGCTTTTTTTGAAAATTTTTTTCAGCCTTTTTTGCTTTATTTTTCAACGTGTTCAAGTCCTTTCTAAAAATTTCTTTGGGATTTAACAGATTTGTAAGGCACGGCCAAAAACTGGCGAAACCCTTTGTTTTTCAATGCTCGAAAGGCATTTTTGCCAAAATCCGAATATTATATGGTCGCACCGTCCTCACCGGGAGCGCCCACCCGGTGGGGGCGCACACAAGGGTGGGCGCAGGGATCAGAGCATTTCTATTACAATTGAATATGGGAGCAAACAGCGTGCCCCATGTGGTGAAGTCGTGCATCATGCGGACCAAACATGTGACACTGGACACTTCCTCAGGCTTGCTTGCCCAAAACGAGCGAGATAGAGCAATGCTCACACAACGCTCAGGTTATGCCTGCGAACCCTATGGGTCAGCGGTAGCATGCTCAAACCAAGCTCAAGGCAATGACAAGTCAAACGTTGGCAGGCTTGTTCAGCGTACCTCATGCGAATATCATCACACATTCCATGACAAAATAATGAAAGTGAGGTATATTCAAATGAAGTACACTAACATCATGAACGAGGTAACCCTGTGCGATCTGCGCAATGACGCTTTCACTGCTAATCGTGAGTATGGCGAGCGCATCAATGATACGACTATTGATGCGGCCGAAAAAGATCGGCTGAAGGCCGTGGTTACCCTGCGCATCTCCAAGTATACCGATGCTTGCAAGGCGTACACGTTCAAAGCGTGGCTCGACTCTGCTAACCCTGTGCGCGAAGCGCTGACCGATGGCGTATTTCCTACGCTCACTCAGAAGGTTAAGGGTAAAGAAGGGGCTAAAACTACCTCGTTGGAAGATGACACTAGAGTCTTTAACGTGACCGACTTCTTCCGGTTCGCCATTGAAAATGGCTATGATCATCCCGCCCATGATAAGACGTGGTTGAAATACGCCGAAGAAGCTCACAAGGCTCTGTGTGGGTATCTCGTGTCCGAGATGAACAGTCAGTCTCTGAAGTCTGAATTCCTGCTCGAATTCGATACTACCTTCAGGATGAAGGCAGGGGAAGACAATTGCAGTGAGCCTGACTTTGCCAAGCGGTATTCTAAGGGTAACTTAGACCGTACCCTTCAGGCCTTGCTCGATGCTATCCTGTTCGAAGACGAAACGAACAACGGAAAGAACAAGTATCGTGTTAAGACTCATAACCGCAACGCCATCCTGTACACGTACGCCAAGAAAGATGCTAAGACCATCGGTAAAATCCTGTTCACAAACAACGAAGGATTCATGAAAAACGTTACCGATGAATTCGCCATGATCGTGCGCAACAGCGAACACGCCTTTGACAAGTACCCTGTAACTACCAAGGACTAACACAGTCACCGCATGGGGTGCGTTGAACAAGCTTGCCGACGAAGCGCCCGACCATCCGGCCCTCCTGCGAATTATAGCGCACAACGGCGAAAATTACAAGGCGGTATTTCTGTGTTGCAAAATGCGGAAATTCAATGCGGAGTTTTTGTGCCTGTTATACGAGCGACAATGCAATGCGGAATTTTGGCGATGCGAGTAAATCCATGGCGGAATTTTGGATTGCCCGAACATGTACGGCATGGAAGGTATGCAGAAAGGAACATTGCGGAATTTTCGCGAATGTGATATTTTGTATACGGAAAATGCTATGCATGGAAGGGGTGCAGAATTTGCGAGATATTGAGAAAAAGCGGAAAACAGATGCGGAATTTGATCGTAGCTGTTTTCACTACACTTTGCGCGTGCCGGAAAATTCGGGAATTCCCAAAGCGATCAAAGACTATTGCGGAAAAACTAACACATCTGTGAATGCGCTTATTTCGCAGTCCATTGCGGAAAAATTAAGCGCTATGGACGTGCATTCCTTATCCATTGCGGAAATTGAGGAAATTGAAAGGGAAGCAAATGAAAACTGATAGGGAAAATTATGCGCGCTTTTCTGTAAAAATTTCTAATGCGGAAATTAAGGAAAAGCTGCGGATTCTGCAAATTGAAAAGGGAATTCCATTGAATGGCTTTATTATTCAGTGCATTGCGGAAAAATTGCGCAAGCTTGGATATAAGATAAAGCTTTGATTCCGGAAAATTGGCGGGTAATGCTGAAAAGCGTACCCGCCTTTTTTTAATTGCGGAAAATTTGATGTGCGCAACAACAACCTCGTCATTTGTCTGTTGCGGAAATCCTGTGCGCAAATCGAGTACGATGCGGTGCGGATAAATAACTACGCATCGCGTTGAGAAAGAAATGCGGAAATTTACAAAGAGAGGTGCGGAAAATGTGCAACAAACCATATTCCTTGTATGACAATTGCGGAAAATATGTCACAACGGTATATGCGCAAAATGTGCGCGGAGCTATCAAAACCCTGACAGCAATTCGGTACGGAACTTTTCAGTTCAGATATGAAAATAGTGCCGGAAAAAAGATGCGGAAAACAGTATCCCTGTGCGGATGAGGTGCGGAAAATGCAACACAATGCGGATTTTTTTGATCTGTTGAAAATGTATGCAATTGAATTCGTATTCGAGCTAATCCTGTTCGGAGTCTGGTTGATCTCCTAGCGAGTGCGGAATTTTGCTATGGCGGAAATACTGGCTAATACGGAATTTTTATCATCGCACAATTCAGAGCGGAGGTTCTAATGCGGACTTTTTATACGGCATTATACCGGAATTTTGATCAATTCGGATTCTGTGGCGGAATCCGGATGCAGATGTTTACCTATGCATCCCTGTGCCACAGGTACGGAAAAACGAATATGCCGGAATTTATACCGGAAAAATAAGGAGGTTCATCATGGAATATGTCGGAAAACACGAGCGCTGCGGCGCGGAAATTGCGCAGTTTGATGCGGAATACAAGCCCCGCCACATGAGCGCGGAAAGCATTATTGCGGAAATTGAAAGCTTCTTTGCGGAGCTCGAATTGAGCACGGAAGAATTGGCAACGGCTGCGGAATCCCTGGCGGAAAATGTCCGTATGATTGCGGAGATTGGCCGGAAAATTCGGTTACGGAAAGTCCCGATTGCGGACTTTCGAATTGCGGAGGTGCTGAAGCATGAAAACCGTGCGAGAGCTTAAGCGCGGAGAATTATTCCGCCTGTCGGAATCCCCGAACGGCCGTGTTTATATTCGCGGAGAATATGACCGGTCATTGCGGAAATACATGTGCGGAGTCTTGGACGATATCAGCGAAACCCGGCTCTTCAAGGGCGACAAGCTCGTCTATACGGAATTTGTCTTCTAATGCGGAGGTTGGAATCATGGCGGAAATTCTGAAGAAAATTGATCTGCTCAATATTGAGTATGACTTCAAGGCGATATCTGATGCGGAATATAACCGCAAGTTGGACGAATTGATCAGGAAAATTGAGGAGGTACGGAAATGAATTGGCGCAAGTTTAACTTCACCGGAAATTATGTGATTCTCGCAACCATTACGGAGTTTTCTTCCACGCCGAGCGGAAAATCATGGCGGAAAACGCCGGTGAGCGTGTCCCGGAAAGTTGTCAGCCCTGAGTGGTACACGAATTATATCACGGCTATTCCCTTCTTCAACAACTTCGATCATGGCGCATATTGCAGAGCCAAGCAGGGATATACCTGTGCCGGATATTTGCCAACGGAGGTTGTGACTGTAAGCCCCAGCAGGGAGCGGAAAATCGTTGCGGAGTTTGACTTCCTTTCCCGGTCGGAGCTGGAGGACAAAGCCGGCTGGAGAGAGCGGGAGGTTCTGAGCATGACCAACCGATTTGGTCTGGAGATTTACAACGACTGGAACAGCGGTCGGCCGATCTACGGCCGGAGGATTGAGTTTCACACGGACGATGCCGGAGTTACGGCATCCGCAACATGGGACACCGGCCTGAGGAGGTGGGTTGGCTGATGAAGCGCAAGGAATTGATTCACCACGTCAAGGTTGACAAGCGCGGAATTACGATCTTCGGAACCATGGAATACCTGCGGGTTACGGGAATTTCGGAAGTCACTTATAACCGGTGCGGAAGACGGAGAGCGGAATATCTCTTCCTAACGCACTACGGAATCTGTCGGGAGGTTGTGGCGAAATGACGGAGTATCAAAAGAAGGCTCTAACCTATGCAGAAAATCACGGCATCATTGAGTACGATGTGAACGGCCACATGATGGAATACCTGAGCTTCTACGGTCAGGATGAGGGCTGGTGGTACATCGTGGTTGATCTTGAATCCATGCGGGAAATTCACAGAGCGCAGGCCTTCCCGTGGCTGGGCTTTGTGCCGTACTGGTTGGAGGCCCCAAACGGCGGTCTTCGATACAACTACATGGAGGGATGAGCAATGATGTACAGCCTTAGCCTTGCATGCGGGAAAAGCCGACCGCTGAATGTGGATGCGACATCGCCGGAGATGGCTTATAGAGCAATGGCCTGCTGGTTCAAGCCGGAATCCTGGGTGTATGTGTGGGATAACTTCGGGAACGTTCAGAAGTTTTGCCGGAAGCTCGACAGGCACGGCAATCTTGTAAAAATCATATCGGAGGAATGAGCAATGCGGAAATTCAAGGTTACATGTTCTAGCTGCGGCTATACGGAAAACGTGACGCTGACCAATGCGAAGGCCGACAAGCTTCCAAACTATCGGGAATTCGGAATGATTCAAGACTTCCTGCCGGAGGTTCCGGCATGGGTGCGGAGCGGATTGACGACCGGCTTCTGCATCTGCCCGGTGTGCTATGGTGCGGAGCGGGTGCGGACGAAGCACGACATGACCATTCCCGGATGGGGATTCATTCCGCAGGGTACGGAATTCAAGATCAGCAAGGCGAACACACGGTATGTCTATGCGGAGCTTAAGCCCCATGTGATTCTGAAGCTTGCACGGAAGGGAGACTGTGAAATAATCGGTTAAAAATTTTAGCCCGGAAATCTGAAGCCTATACTTATCCAGTATGAATGATAGCACAAAGAGAGGAGAAAATCAATGTCAGATCTGCGGAATAAGGAATTCTATTACATCGACCCGGCCAAATCTCATACGGAAATCGGCCGGAAAATGATCGAGAACAATAACAGGAAGATCGATGATATCGACCTGATGATGCAGTACGGAGATGTGCGGAAGCTCTGCAAGCAGGTCAAGTTTACGGAGCACAGCCCGAAATCCAAGATGGCGAACAAGCACTCGCTGAGTACCTCCGTCAGGCTGAATAGGTTCTGTCAGACCCGGCAATGCATGAAGTGCACGGTTGACGGGAAAGAGCCGGTGTGCCCGTACTGCTTCGCAAATGCGATCAGCAATGCACGGCCGACCGTTGATTATGCAATGACTCGGAATTCCTTCATCCTGTGGAATGTGGACATCCCTTCGGAAGTATGGCGGGAGGTTCGGGGAAAGGAAATTCTCGGATGGCAGGAGCCTGATGCACGGATTCAGAGCCTCGGCGATGCTCGGACGGTGTGCGAGGTGCGGAATTACATCAATCTGGAGTATGCGTTCCCGGAAATGTTCTGGACGGAGTGGTCAAAGAATGACTGGCTCTGGAAGCAGGGATTCGATGCGATCGGAAAGCCGGAGAACAGCGCATATATTCACTCTTCCCTGTACCTGAACGAGATCGACGAAGGGCCGGAATGGATGCAGGATCGCATCGATTATATCTTCACGGTCTTTACGGAAGAATACGCCCTCGCTCATCCGGAAATCGTGATGAATTGTTGCACGATTCAGAACAAGGGACGGCAGTGCCGGAGAGACTGCAATGACTGCTACCGGAAGGGAGCTTGCAGATACCGCAACGAGCTGGTGCGTGGTTACAAGGGCGGTGAGAAAACGAGACGGTAACCGCACAATGCATGCTGGAATGTTCCTGAAAATATATGAGGAGGAGCGAACCATGACGAGATTCAACGATCTCCCCCTGTGCGGGGAGTATGAGGTGCGGAAATTCAGGACGGGCGAAGTTATCTTCGCTCACAAGCTGACGGATGACGGAGACTATCCCTTCGATTTGGCTGGCGCAATCGTGTCCGCAGTATATGCGGAGAATGACAAGATCATTGTGGAGGTGGGCTTTTAATGAATAGCTACAAGCTGACTCTGCGGTTCTATAACGGAAATCTGGTGACATACTACATCAAGGCCAAGAATCAGGGCGACGCCTTCAACAAGGCGCACGACTTCATCACACAGTATGACGACTGTTGCGAGATCATCCCGGAGCGCATCAGCAAGAAGTACATGATCGAGCATGGCCTTGAGTACTCGGATGAGCAGAAGCTCGTGGAGCAGGCATGGCGCAGAAATCAGGAAGGCATCAAGACCGCACAAATGAATAAGGCCATCAAGAAAGTGATGGAAATCGGGCAAATGACTCGGCCCCATTCCACGTTCTATATCCGGTATATCCGCATGACGGAAGAACGGCTGCAGGAATTCAGCGACTGGGACATGAAGCGGTTCCACTTCCATGTCCGAGATGAGTACATCATGGTCTCCAATGGCGAAGAGCATTTGCTCTACTGCCTGAATGTCTCCGGAAATTCCGTGATGCAGAGCATTGCGGAGCTGACCAACCTGCTTGCCGGAAAGGGGTGGTGAGAATGGCAAAGATCATCGTTCAGATCACGGACGAGACGGTCAAGAACAATGTGGAGGATACCATCAAGGAATGCACAGAGGAGGGCTGGATAGACATTCCGCAGGATGAGATGGCTGAGTTTGTGCAGGAATGTGTGGATGAGATTGTTGAAGCCTGCGAATTCCATGAGAGAGACCGGCAACACTACGACATCGATTATGAGGACATCGTGTTAGACCTCGCTCACACCTACGGCTGGTGCCTTGACCCGCTGAATTGAGAGGAGAAAGACAATGATTGCCTTCAAGCTGTGCAGGAAATACAAGGACGGCACCTATGGTCCCCTGTATGTCGGAACCGGCGACCGCTGGAATCTTGGTGCATGGGTTTATGCCTACCCCGGAGAACGGAATGCGGACGGCAAGGTCATCTCGAAGCTCGGCGGTCTCGCCTACCGCCCCGGCCTTCACCTGACGGAGGTTCCGTACGCTCCGCATATCGGCAAGAAGAATAAGGACGGCAAGATTGTCGCCATGCACGACAATACGGTCTGGCTTGTGTGCGAAGTTGAGGACACCATCGATTATACAGACCTCGCAAGGCGGAACGGAGTCAAGCCGAACGGCAAATTTGACCCCCGCATTGCATGTCTCGACCGGATTCCTGACAACGGGTTCTACTGGTACAACACGAACCCAAACGCCTACGGAAATTGGCTGATCACATCGGCAATGCGTCCGATGTATGAGCTGAATGATGCGCAGATTGTGCAAATCTGCAAGATTATGGGGATTGAGAATCCCTTAGTACACAGAAAGGTGGCGTGAAACATGAAGAAATTCCTGATGATTCTGGTGGTCATGATGCTGACGGCAAGTGCCGGTGCGGAAATCTATCCGGAGACCGCAAAGGTGGTCGAGGTTGACTACGCCACGGACTTGGTGACCGTGGAAACCTGCACCGGATTCACATTCGTCTTCGAAGGCTGTGAGGACTGGTTGGAAGGTGACGGCGTGTCCCTTCTGATGGATGACAACGGTACGGAATTCATCGTGGATGACGCAATCCTGAAGGCTGAATACACGGCCTGGACGCTGAGGAAATAAGGAGGTAAGACAATGGACGGAAATCACATGATGGAGATTGTGCAGAACCTGATCGAGTACGTGCTTTGCAACACGAAGTTCGACAAGGGATATGTTCGGGAACGGCTTGCCGAGATGGGCTGGACGGATTCCGATCTGGAATACTTCGGAGCGACTTGGATGTTCGAGGAGGATGAGAAGTGAACAAGCTGAAGGATTTCGTCCACACCGGCGAGTTTGGAATCATCGATCAGCATACGCACCAGTACAAAGAGACACTCCCCTATCAGGAAGCCGTCGAGAAGTACGGCGAGCGTGATGTGTACGGCTCCTACACAGCAGGCTGGAGTGAGCTTCCGAACGGATGCGGAGAAGGGCCTTCATTCAAGACGGATGTATGGATTATGACGGAGGGGGAATAACAATGGCGAAGATTTGGCTCAGGTTGAGTGTGGAAATTGAAGTGACCGACGAGCAGATGGAGAAGCTCGTGGAAATGTCCCGGGAAGACGACAGATTCTACGATGTGGATGTATGCGACATTGAGGACTTCATCGATGTAACCAAGAGCGAGCCGTCTGATTGGGACTCTGACGGATATATCCCCGGCGACTGGTTGGAATCAGCCTACAAGGACTGGAAGGAGGAGCGGAAATGAAGATCTACCATGTGGAACGGAACCACGACATCCCACTGAAGAAGCAGATTGATGAACTTGAGAAGAAGCACAGCAACTTCAAGTATCTGCACACTTACATGAACGGAATCCACTTCATGGCGGACACCAAGTTCGACCAATTCCTGTCGGAACTGCATGCCTGCAAGACGGAGGATGAGTTGGAGAAGGTGACCAACGAGCTGAGGGAGAGTGAGGAGCTGACAGATCAGGAAAAAGAGATGCTCGATGCTGAATCCTACTGCATCTATGACGGAATGCAGGCAACATCCTACAGAGAAAGCTGGTGATCACATGAACCCAATTTATGAAATTTATGATGAGCTGTGCGATGCGTTGACAGATTACGAACAGGCAAATGAACCAGACAGTCTGGAGCTGTACAGCAGAGTGGTTGATGTTGTGAACAAATTTGCGGAGATACTGAACTGAAAGGAGCGAAAACAATGGAAGAAATGATCACGATGTCGGTATTTGCAGACACGACTCATCAGTACACCGAAGAGGAGATCGAGAAGGACAACATTGTGGAGATTGAACTCCCCCGCCGGATTGTGTGGGACTTCTACAAGGCAAACGAGAAGCAGTTCATGGGGGTGAGCGGAAAATACTTCGAGATTCCGCCGGAACGGTGCAACTTCTACGACTGGCTGGCCTCTTATACCTGCACAGACACCGATGAACTGTTCGATTTCGCTGTGCAGAAGGGATTCACATGGAAGCGCTCCGATGAGCCGGAAAAATGGTGCGCAGACTATGATGGCTACGTGGTTGAGTGCTGTTCCAACTGCGGAGCGGAAAACGAAATCCGCTGGGACATCAACAAGGACGGCTTCGAGGCCTACTGTCCGCACTGCGGAGCGAAAATGATGCTGTGCGATGCCTGTGAACATCGGTACGGCGACCGGTACAACGACTGCGACTGGTGTCCGGAGCATGGTTGCCATATGTGCAAGAAAAAGGAGGGCAAAGCGAATGAATAAGCGCAAGATTCTGCACCGGGAATACACGATTGAGTATGAGAGAACAGCCGACCGGACGGAAATTCAGATCAGCCTGCCGAACAATGGCGAGGTGCTGGTCTACGGCGCAGATGAGGACCTGACTCTGCACAATATCTGTGTGGAACTGCTTGCGGATATCGCAACCGGCGACAGCTACTACGAACAGTATGACGGCGAGACCATGGACAGCTTCGTCAACGCCCTGAAGCAGACGATTGAGGAGGAAAGATGATGGAAGAATACCTGTTTATGCTCGAGACCGGCGAGCTGGCCACGGTTACCAAGTACGGCGATGATGACTACTCCGTCTGGATTCACAATGACGGAGATTCGGAGACGGACGGATGCTCTGTGCGGGGAACGCTTGCGGAACTGAAGGAGGAATTCTCATGGCTAAAGATATGAGCTTGACGGTCGGACACATCATTGCAAACCCGAACTTCGACTGCAACTGCAACGTGCTGGTCTTTGAGGATGACGGAGACGAGGAGCCGACCATCTGGGAGGGAGATGGCATGGCCTACGACATACCGGCAGATGTCCTGCTGATGACCGTCACCTACATCTCCATGCGGCACGGATATCTGGCGCTGGGTGCGAACTACAAACCGGAGGATTGAGATGAAAGAACTGAGAGAGTACTTCGAACTCTGCAAGAAATACTGGATGAGCCGTGGCGACCGGGAGGGAGTCGCCACCAGCAAGGCTTTCTGGTGGGACATGGTGGAGCTTTACACCGTGACCAATACATGGACGCCGGTCAAGGCGCAGTTCGCCATGGAATTCCGTGGCTATGTTCCCGGCAATCCGATCCCGGATGCCAAGATGGTCGAGAAAGGAGCTGTGTAATATGACGATTACTCGCAACGGTGTTGAAATTCAGCTGACGGAAGCGGAAATCAATCAGGCTCACAAGGAATGGTTCCATCAGTACTGCATCGAGGACATCGACTACTACGCCGAGTGCATTTATGACGGAGAATTCGCCGACAAGTACAACCTGACGGAGGAACAGGTTGAGGAGATCTACGATATGGCTGCGGATGAGTATGGCGAGCACGTCCGGGACTACATGACGGAGGATGAGACCGCCGACTGGAGATACGACACGGTTCATGACTGCATCAACAACGCCCTGAAAGCCCTGAAGCTTCAGAAATAAGGAGGAAGAAAACATGGTCAGCATTTACGATTGGAAAGACATCTCCGGCAAGGTTATCACCGATGAGAACGGCTACGAGTACGAGTTCAACCTGTACGGCGATGGCAAGAGCAACGCCTTCTTGGTGGCCGTTGCGGAAGAGCTGACGTACTACTCTCTCCAGTGGTTCTTCAATGACGAAGGCCACGGCAAGCGGATGCTCGGGCTGGCCAAGTGCCCGGACGGCACCAAGGAGAACTGCCTGCCGGGAATCAAGAAGATCATCCTGTACAAGAACCAGTGCGACAACTGGCAGAAGATCATGGTGCTGTTCGCCAAGGCATACAGTAAGATCGACATCGAGATTCGGGAACGGTAAGGAGGAGGAAGCATGAGCAAGATTATTGATCTGTCCCACATTATGGAAGGCAAGTATGCGGTGGCGCTTGGGAACGGATACCTGTTCGTCACGCCCTCGCTTCATCACGAGTATCCCGGCCTGTACATCGGATATGCGGATAGCATTGACGATGCCGAGCAGGATATCTGCCTCGTAGAGCAGGACATTTCGGACGCAGATTGCGTGAAGGTGTACATCTGGGAGAATAAGTACCTCCAAGACGCTACTCGAGCTGTCAGCATCGGAAAGTACCACGAGCAGAAGGAGGTGTAAGCATATGGGCTTTGATGGATACGGCAAACTCCTGTGGTTAGACCCGCAGGAGTTCTACGCCGGAAGCTGGAGCATCTACGACATCGCCGAAGCAGACGACCAGAACAAATATGTGATCGCCATTAGCGTGGACAAGTGCGAACTGAGATACACGGTTATATGAGGAGGAAAACGATATGAGTTACAGCACCATCTACACCATGAAGATCAAGGGAGTCGCCACCAAGGCTGATCTGGAAGCCTTGCTGGATGAAATGGAAGAGACCGGCGACCTCGGCATTATGTTTGACTTCGACAAGCGGAGCGTGACCTATAATACCAGGTCGCACACCGCAAATGTCTACACATGGGGTGAGTATTGCGGATATGAAGACCCGCACGTCATCATTCGGGACAAGATCAGCCGGAAACACCCGGAAATGACATTCGCCATCTATGCCGAGGGCGAAGATTGGGACGACCGTATGGTCTACCTCATCCAGAACGGCGAGCGAGAGGATTTGTACGGCAAACTGAAGTTCACGGCACCCAAGAAGATTGCCTGGAAGGGCGATCTGACGATTCATGGAGTGTGATTGAGCATGTACAACAGAAAATGGACACCATCCAAGACAGCCATGCGGAATTTCGCCCAGAAGATGGCGGAGATTGACCGGTTCTGCGCAGAACACGGCATCAGCCAGTCAAGATCGTCAGATTCCTACTACTTCTGGGTCGGCGATCATGATTACAGAGTCTCGAATCACACGGTGGAGCAGAGTTTCCTGAACAGCCACGGCAGACACCACGCCGGTGGCCGGAACAAGACTACGGTCTACATTCACGCCAGCAAAACACGGATCATTGAGATCTACAACAACCTGCTGGCCGGCAAAAAGCTGAACGGCTTCGGAGAAGTCATTGAAGGAGGAGAAAAATGATGGACGTTTACCAGATTTGCCCTGTAAAAGTTGATGTTACCCGCACTTACACGGTCTACACGCTGATTCCGGTGGATCGCATGAAGGACGAGGAGTACATCACGGACGAAGCCAAGAGGTTGATCATGAGATACGACGATGATGTGCTGACGGAGACCGCAGAGACCCATATGCTTCGGCGTACCGACATAGATATCATCAATATTGGAGGTTGAGAACCATGAAGAAACTGATCGCCGTCATCCTGATCCTCGCAGCCCTGTTCGGAGCCTACAAATTCGGAGTTCACCGGGCCTTGTACGGCTCCGAGTACTGGATTCTGGAGTGGGAAGCTGACGACAGCAGGTATGACTACAACATCCACATCCTGCTGGACGGACAGTGGTATCAGCACGGCATCTATGTCGGCTGATCCTTTCTTTTGATCTTCATTTGAACGTTTGTTCATTTAATCAAAACTTCAAATCAAATAATTCCGGAGCCTGATGCACAAACCTGACGCAGACGTTCCTTAAACAAGATGAAGGAGGAGTTGCCAATGTTTAAGACCATGAACCCCCGGCTGGAGCAGTTCCTGTTCGCCCACCGCATTCGCTTTCAGGATCACGTCAAGGTCTGGGATGACGATGCGGGGCGGTACCTGACGGAATGGGTTTACAAGAAGACGCCCGAGCTGATGCGGGTTGTCGATGAATTCAAGGAGATCCAGAAGAGAAAGGCGGTGGCGTGAATGACTAAGGCCGAACTGATTGAGGAAAACTGGCGCGAACTGGTAAGCGAACTGCGGGAATGCACCGAGTCGGTGTATCGGAGCCACGGCAAGGTTCGTTACGCAATCTATTGTAGCAAGACCGACGGTGTCCGGGTGCTGGAGGATGTGACCGGCGGCGATATGGACATGAAACAGCCCGGATACTCGCTGATCACGGTGATCGATCATCCCTACTTCGATCCATGGGACATGGTGGACGACGAGGAGCGCCCGGAGGACGAGTGGGTGGCCGCAGAACGGGAAGACGAGGTGATCATCCGGCTGATCGACAGCACCAACTGGGAAGAAATGCTCGAGGAGATTCAGGAAAACAGCGTGTTCGATGAGGAGTGATGCGGTTGCCGTTTGGTATTGCGATCTACAGAAACCACGTAATTTCAAGAACCGATGAGATCGATCCTGAGACCGGCAAGAACCTGTACAGAATTGCTGGCCTGAAGGAACCTGCGGAACCGCCGTTCCTGTTCAGCCAGAAGCAGTGCTTCGCATATATCCGGCAGGTCGAGCCGTTCAAGCGGAGCATGCGGATTGATCCCTACGGTTATCGGTACGGGAAGAGTGGCAAAGGCTTCGCCAAGGCCAACCTGTACCACAGTAAAGAGGAAGCGATTGTTGAGGACAAAGAGGAGGGATTCTTTGCTGTCTGCAATGACTAACGGAGGACGGAGCATGAAGCTTGGAAGTTTGTTCTCAGGCTCAGGCATGTTCGAGCTGGCCGGAGCGCTCACGGGCATCGAGCCTGTGTGGAATGCCGAGATTGATCCTCATGCCGTGAAGGTAACCGATGCGAGACTTCCCCACTGCAAACAGCTTGGATCTGTAACGGAAGTCAATGGCGCAGACGTCGAGCCTGTTGATATTCTTACCTTCGGGTCCCCTTGTCAGGACCTCTCAATTGCCGGAGCACGAGCGGGAATTCATGATGGAACCCGCTCCATTCTTTTCTTCGAAGCTATTCGAATCGCAAAGGAGATGCGTGATGCAACAGCAAATCAGTTTCCTCGATTCCTCGTTTGGGAAAATGTCGCCAACGCCCTCAACATCAACAAAGGCGCAGACTTCCACGCCGTCCTGCAAGAGTTCGTCTCCATCAACGACCCGTTCTGCGCAGTTCCTAGACCTCCGAAGTGTAAATGGAGTCCATCCGGTTGCATTGTGGGAGACGGTTACAGCGTTGCCTGGCGGACATACGACACCCAATTTTACGGAGCGCCCCAGCGCCGCAAAAGAGTGTACATTGTCTGCGATCTTGGATCAGAACGTGCCGGAGAAATACTATTTAAGCCCGAGGGGAGCCGCGGGAATTATCCGCCGGAGCCACAAGCGGTCGAAACCGCTTCCCGATATCTTGATGTCAGCCCTCACTGGCGTTGCGCAGAAGGAACAACAGCCGACGGAGTGATCTTCGATGCCCGTGGCAATGGAGACGGCAAGATCTCATGCACCATCACCGGCGATCACCAGAACAGGATCACGGACTACACGGCCATCGTGGTTCAGCACTACTTCGATCTCCAGCGGTTCGGCCAGTACGGCACAGGCGGGGTTGCGAGCACGGTACTGAGCCGTGACTACAAGTACATCACAGACATCATCGTGGAAGACCAGCCGGAGAACAGAGTCAGGCGGCTGACACCTGCCGAAACAGCACGGCTGCAGGGCTTCCCGGAAGGCTGGCTGGACGGCGTAGGCCTGAGCGACACCGCCAAGTACCGCATCTGCGGCAATGCGGTCAGCCTTCCATGCGTACTTGATATCATGGGGAGGATTGCGGATGAAGCCTGATCGGGAAATGTGGGCGGACTTCTACAAGTTCTATGCGAAAGCCTGTGAGACACCGCCAAATACCCCGGCCTGGACGGCGCTCGGTTACGAGTCGCAAGCCTTGATCGCCAAGTACGGCGGGAGCTGGTTCGTGCGGGATGTGCTCTCGCTGATCCTAAGCTACCGGATGCTCGATTAATTTCGGTGCACAAAATAAAAAATTTCACCAAACCCACTTTACAACCCATCTCCCCTCGTGCTATAATCCGGCCATGAGAGGAGGTAACATTTATGGTTCACGAAAATGACAAGCCGGATTTACGAGGCCGACCCACCAAGGGCGAGAACAAGATGACCGTGGAATGCAAGGTTAGGATGGAGCCTGCGATGCACCGAATGCTCCGGATGGCCTGTAAACAATACGCATGTTCGATCTCTGACGGAATCCGGGAGGGGGTTAAGTGGTTCATACACTACGGAATTTTCAAATAGGAGGAATGAAGAGTGGCAGAAACTTTTGTGACGGCAAACATGAAGCTGGAGCAGTTCCTTTTTATCCATGACATCAAGTTTATTTCCTTCCACAAGAACGACGACATGATGACCGAGTGGGTGTATGTAAAGACGCCAGAGCTGGAAGAAACCGTCGAAGAGTTCCGCAGAATCTGGAGCAAGTGACCTAATAAGGAGGAAGAGCCATGTGCAAATACAAGATGATCGCCTTCTACTCTGAGTCCCGGGAAGACAGCGTCCTCCCCTCCACCATCCAGACCGAAGAGGACATGCTGGTTCGCGCCTTCGATGCCATGGCGGCACAGTTCGGAGTCCGCATGGAAGACCGCTCGATCTCCGGGCTGTCCGGCGAAGTTCTCCAGCGCTGGGTGAACGGCATGAAGAAGGCCGGCCGGAAGCCGACGACCATTAACCTGTACATTGCGGCGATCAATCCCTTCCTGCGGTGGGCACACGTCATGACGGCCGGTGAGGAATGCATCCCCTACCTCAAGCCTGATCTGGCCGGAGTGCTGAAGGCCCTGAAGCTCCCCGATCCCGACAAGATTCCGGAGTGGGAGCGGCCGAAGAACAAGTACTACTCCGACGACGAGGTGGAAGAGCTGATGGAGTGCAAGGGTTCGCACAACAAGGTCCGTGACCGCGCCATCATCGCCCTGTTCCTCGCCAGTGGCATCCGTGTCAGCGAACTTTGCTCGCTCACCCTTGGCTCCATCCTCGACAGACCCCGCGGTACGATCTACCTTCGCCGGAAGGGCGGCGCGTGGAAGGAGACGGAGGTTGCGGACTTCGCCTACAGCTACTTGGACGAGTATCTGAAGACCCGCAACTGCAAGAACCACGACGATCCGCTCTTCGTCACCCGCGAAGGCCTCCCCTGCAACCGTCACTCCGTCTATAAGTCCCTCGCCCACATTCAGAAGCGGATGGACGTTGCAACAGGCCCCCACACCCTGCGGCACACCTTCGTCTCCGCGGCGGAGAAGACAGGCGGCGGTGCGGTGGCCAGAGACCTCGCCAACCACAAGTCCATGACGATCACCAACCGTTACGACCACAGCAACCGTGAGCAGAGGCTGGCGGCGGTCAACTCCCTGCCCTGGGCGGTCACCAGATAACAACTGAATAACTGATTACAAAATTCACAAGCTCAAGAAACACAGAATCAGAAAATTTTTCAGATTCTGTGTTTTCTTTTGCACAAAAACGGGGAAATTGTTCCTTATATGTGATGGAAATCAATCAAACAGGAGGAAGTAAGATGGCGATTCAGATTAAGAAGGCAAAAAGAGAGCAGGTCAAGGTCAAGATCGGCATGATGGGCATCTCCGGCTCCGGCAAGACACTGTCCGCCCTGCTCTTGGGCTACGGATTGCTGAAGGCACAGCATCCGGAGCTGACCGACGCGCAGATCTGGGAGAAAATCCTCGTGATCGACACAGAGAACGGATCCGCGTCCCTGTATGCCGGCCTGCATGTAGGTTCCGACCACGTTGGCGAGTTCCTGACCATCGACATTGAAGCGCCGTTCACTGTCGAGAAGTATACGCAGGCGATTGATGCGGCGCAGGAAGCCGGGGTCGAGTTCCTGATCATCGACTCCATGTCCCATGTGTGGCAGGCGGAAGGCGGCTTGCTCGACAAGCAGAGCGTGCTGGCGCAGAAGACCAACAATTCCTATACCGCGTGGAAGAGCGTAACCCCCGAGTACAACAAGCTGATGGAGAAAATCCTCCAGTGCCCGATGCATGTCGTCTCTTCATACCGCGCCAAGAAGGAATATACCATGGAAGAAGTCGGCGGAAAGAAAAAGGTCACGCCGAAGGGAATTGGCGCTCAGTTCCGTGAAGGCGCGGACTACGAGTCCACGATTTACTTCGAGATTGATCAGGAACACCGGGCTTATGCCAGCAAAGACCGTACTCACCTGTTCGACGGCCAGCTGTTCATCATCAGCTCCGATACGGGACGGAAAATTGCTGGCTGGCTTGCCTCCGCCGACGCCCAGGCCCCGCAGGTGGTCAAGGCGGTTGCGGAACCTGCGAAAGAGGAGTCTGCCGCGTCTCCCGACCAGATCCAGAACGCCATCGCGAAGGTGGATGAGGTCATCAAGGCCCGTTCCGCAAATATGACGGCAGAAGAGAAGACGGCGCTGGCCGAGCAGATCAAATCTATCTGCGGCGTCAAGAACTACAAGAAGGTAACCGATATCAATGTCCTGCGGAAGCTGTATCAGGCTTTTGCCAACTAACGAATCATGGAGGAACGCTGAATGATCAAAGTTTTTGTCTCCGGTCGGCTCGCGGCCGATCCTGTCCTGTCCAATACCCCCGCCGGCCAGACGGTGTGTAAGTTCCGCATCGGAGCCAACACCAAGCACCGTGACGAGAACAACCAGTACATGACGAACTGGTTCAACTGCACGGTCTGGGGCAAACAGGCCGAAAATGTCTCCAAGTTCTTCAAAAAAGGCCACCGGATCAATGTGGAAGGCGACCTGACCGTCCGTGATTACACGGATAAGAACGGAGTGGCCAGAACGTCGATTGATGTGGACGTTCGGGACTTCGATTTCGTGGAAACCCGCGGTGAGACTACGACAAGTGCCCCGACGCCGACTCCCAGACCCGCTCCGGCCCCTGTCCAGCCCCAGTTTGCTCCCGTCGAGACAGACGAACTGCCATTCTGATGAGTTAATACCGGAAGCCTGATCACATTCACAAGTTCAAGAGCAAAATGGCTTCTTCCGTGCTTAAAAACAGGAGGAAGCAATGCAGTTATCACACGATCAGGAAAACGAGCTTCTCAAATCCCGTATGGGGTTAATTTATAGACATGCAAACAGGTTTTTGAACAAATATTCAGGCTATACGACGATTGATCTGGACGATTGTATTCAGGAATGCACCATTGCCTACCTGAACTACATTCGCAAGGCCGAAACAGAGGAAGATCTGAAGATTTTCCCGGCCAAAGACCTCGTAAACGCTCTCTGTCGCTTTGTTTTGGGCAACACGGTGCTGTCCTCGCCCAAGAGAACCTCGGCGTTCAGAGAAATACTGGCTTCAATGCCTGAAACCGACTCCGTGGAGTATCTGGAGAACGAAATGGCAGTTTCCGTTGGCGTTGACCATGAAACCAGATACAGCGAGGTCGATGAAAAGCTCGCCTATGAGAAATGGAGCGAGAAATTGAGCGATGAGGACCGAAAAATCCTCTATCTCAGGTCAAACGGCATGACTCAGGATGAAATTGCATCCGAACTGGCGATCAACAGGACGTCAGTTTGCCGCCGACTCCGGTTTTTGAAGCAAGACTACCTCAATTCGTGCGGTGATCGTGGATATAAGGGAGGAATGAGCGCATGAACTTTATGACGGCTATGAAACAGACCATGGATGACGGTCGCGACAACATTTCAGTCACCGAAAACGGCGCGCTGGGCTATAAAACGACTGGAAAAGCCCTGCTCGACATGAATTTTGCCATTTCCTCCATGCGTCGCCGTAGTCAGCAGGAAATCGAAGCAATGTTTGCCGGTGTTTGTGCTGAAAATCTCGATATTGCAATTGTCTGGCTCTTCTTCTGCCGTGATGTGCGCGGTGGACTTGGCGAACGGCGGCTTTTCCGCATCTGCTTCAACTATCTCGCCCGTGAATTCCCTGAAAAAGCCATGCTGGTGCTTGGTGCGATCCCAGAATTCGGTCGGTGGGACGACTTGCTCGAAGTTTTCGACGCCGCAGCGTCAAAAGAAATCTCCCAGGCCGCCCTGAAAATCATTGCCGATCAGCTGACCGCCGACATGCTCTGCCTGCGTGATGATCAGCCCGTGAGTCTTCTGGGCAAGTGGCTTCCCTCCGAGAATACCTCCTCTAATGATACTAAACGCCGCGCCAAGAAGCTGATCGTATCCCTCGGTATGTCTCCCCGCAAGTACCGTCAGATGCTCTCTGCCCTCCGCCGCAGGATCGACGTGGTGGAGCGCAAGATGTCGGCGAAGCAGTGGGGCGAGATCAACTACAACGGTGTTCCCTCCCGCGCCAACCTCCTGTATCAGGATGCTTTCATGACGCATGACACCGAACGCCGGCAGGCCTACCTCGACTCTCTGAAGAAGGGCGAGGCCAAGATTAATGCTTCCACCCTGTATCCGCATGAGATCGTTGCCAAGTACGGCGACCATGTCAGGATCAACGAAACCCTCGAGGCTCTCTGGAAGAACCTCCCAAATACCGTACCGCTGAATGCTCAGATGATGGTTGTCGCCGACGGTTCCGGTTCCATGACTTGGGGCGGTAATCAGTCCAACCTGTGTCCTCTGGATGTGGCGAATGCGCTGGCGATCTACTTCTCCGAGAAGCTGACAGGGCCGTACAAGGATAAGTACATCACATTCTCTTCTCATCCGCAGTACGTGGATCTGTCCGGAGCGACCACCCTGATGGGCAAGCTGGCAATCGCCGAGGAACATGACGAATGTTCCAACACCGATATCGAACGGGTCTTCGACCTGATTCTTGAGACAGCGATCACAAATGATTTACAGCAGGAAGAACTGCCTCCGACGGTGCTGATCATCTCTGACATGGAGTTCGACGGTGCTACCTACTACCACGCCGATCAGCGCCTCTTCGATATGATCGCCGCTAAGTATCACATCGCTGGCTATGAGATGCCGCGTCTGGTCTTCTGGAATGTAAACAGCCGCACCAATACCATCCCGGTGCGCACGAACCCCCTTGGCGTTGCCCTTGTTTCCGGCTTCTCGCCCACCGTCGCCAAGATGATCTTCTCCGGGAAGCTTGATCCCTACGAATGCCTGCTGGATATGCTTTCCGTTCCGCGGTATGACGTAATCCGCGAGGCATTGAAAGGAGCTTAAAATGCTGGTTGATGAGCAGATAAGGTCGGCGATGATCGACTTTGCCGAGAAGCACTTTGGTGAATACAAGATTGAAACCAAGGCTGGCGGCGACGAGATCATCCCGAAACTCTGTCCCTTCTGCCATGGCGGCTCCAACAATCACGACACCCGAACCTTCGCTCTGAGCCTTGAGAAAGCCGTGTATGTATGTAAGCGTGGTTCCTGCGGTCGCCGTGGTAGATTCGATCAGCTTGTCAGGGAGCTGACCGGCGAAGAGATCAAGTTGTTTTCCGGTAAGCCATCCTCGCATAAATCCTCCTCGCCCTCAGGCTTCGTTCTCCCAACAACCGAGCTTTATCCCGTAACACAGCGGATCTACGATTACTTCAAACTGCGCGGCATTGATAAGAACACGGTGGACTACTTCCGCATCGCCGCCGACAAAGACGGTAACATCGTCTTCCGGTTCTTCGAGGACGGCGTGGATGTCTTCCATAAGTTCCGGCGCGATCACAAACCCACCGATGAAGAGCTTCGACATCTCGGTAAAGAGTGGCGCGAGAAGAACACCAAGGCGATCCTGTTTAACCTCGACGGCATCGACCTGAATGAACCGGTTCTGCTCACAGAGGGCCAGTGCGATTGCATGGCGCTATGGCAGGCCGGGGCAAAGAACGTTGTCTCGGTTCCCTCGGGAAGCTCGGATGACTCATGGCTAGAACACTGCTGGGCGACGCTTGAGAAGGTAAAGACCTTCATCCTCTTCGGTGACAACGATCCGCCTGGCCGCGAGATGATTCAGCGAATTGCCAAGCGTCTCGGCGAATACCGTTGCAAGATCGTGGTGGATTACCCGCCTGTTCCGAATCACCCTGACAAGTTCTGCAAGGATGCCAACGAGGTGCTGGTCAGGTGCGGCGAGTTCGAGCTGATCGACATGATTGAGAACGCCGTCGAACCGCAGATCAAAGGCCTGATCAACATTGGTGATGTAAAGCCCGTGGATCCCACCACCATCCCAAGGATTCCAACCTGTATCCCGGCGCTGAATGAAAGCATGGGCGGTCTGGTTGAATGCGGTATCACCGTGGTGACAGGTGAATCAGCCGCCGGTAAGAGCGTGTTCGTGGAAGAGCTGGTGCTCAACGCCGTGGAGAAAGGCTACAAAACCTGCATCTACAGCGGTGAACTCAGCCGTGAGAAGCTCCTCGAAATCTTCTCTCTACAGGCGGCTGGCTCCGACTGGATCGGCCTGAAGTACGACAGAGGGCGCGGGAAGAAAGTTCCCTTCGTGGCCCCGAACGTCGCCGCAAGGATTCAGGAGTACCTGACCGATAAGGTCTACATCTTCAACAACACCGAGGTCTACGGCAAGCCGATCCACGAGGCCATCATGGACATGTTCGATCTGGCGGTCAGGCGGTATGGCTGCAGGCTCCTTGTGGTTGACAATCTGATGAGCTGTCTCTGCGAAGAAGACGAAGAACTGAAAGCCCAGACAAAATTCATCGCTACGCTGAAAAGCTTTGCGGTGAAGACAAGAACCCATGTGATTGTGGTTGCCCATCCTCGTAAAGAAAAAGCAGGAATTCCTCTTACGAAATCCAGCGTCGCCGGGTCTGCCAATATCGTGAACCTCGCCGACAACGCCGTGGCCATCAGCCGTTCCGATATCACGATCCTGAAGAACCGCGACTCCGGCGAGATGAAGACCATCGCAACCTGCTATACGGGCGATTCCCGCCACATCTATCAGGCCGACTCCGGCGATAAGCTTTACTGCTCGTGGGATCGCAAAGGCCTGACACCTCTTTCCCCTGCTGACCGCGCCGATTCCCTCCCCGAATATGGCGTGATTGTTTCTGATCTACCAACTGCTTCATCCCCGTTCTAAGGGGAAGAAAGGACTGAATGATGCCCGATAAAGTATTTTGTTCCGACCTAACCCCCGAACAGATTGCCAACCTCCTCGCCAACCTGCACTTTCCCGACGGTTCGCAGGTTGTGATCAACGAACTTCCATTCGATATTGAGGCCTGCGACAACGACTGCAAGAACTGCGACGAGCCGTGTTACGACGAGGATGAATGCTACGACGTTGAGTTTGAGGCCGAGCCTGTGTGCTACGGCATCCCCGAGGTGGAGCGCGTGATCATCTCTGGTCCCGCCACCACGATCCTCTGGGAAGACGGCACGAAGACCACGGTCAAATGCATTGAAGGTCAGCCTCAGGATCGTTACGCCGGCTTCTGTGCCGCCGTCTGCAAGAAGCTCTTCGGTTCAACCTCCGCCGCCAAGAGGCTTCTGGATGAATGCGACGCCGATCTCATCCGCGAGAGAGCCGCGCAGGAAGAAGAAGAGCGCAAGCGTCAGGCCAAGAAGGCTTCCATGGACGACATGTTCGCTGACCGTGAACTGGCATACGAGGACTTCAAGAAAGAAGTTGCCGCCAGAGCGCGCGAGATGATCGTCCAGCGAGCCGCTGAACGCCGGATCGCCGAGATCGAGAAGGAGTTCGAGAAGATGAAGGGTAGCTTCTTCCCATTCTACATGGACGGCTCTCACGACAAGGAAGTAAACGAGGACTGATAACACATGGGAGTTCGGATCGCCGGACTCCCGTTTAAAACTCATGGAGGAACCACATGTGTAAATTACCGGAAGGAATGCGCTTTTCATTCTCGACGCTTCAGGAATATCAGGAATGTCCGATGGCCGTGAAGCTCCGCAAGATCGACGGCTATGAATCCGTGGGCAACGCCTACTCAGACTACGGCACCCTGCTCCATGCGCTGATCGAAGAGAACGCCGCCGGGGATATTCCCTCCTTCGCCCTGGCCGAGGAGTACGAGGAGCGGTACGCCAATGCCATTCACTCCTACTTCCCGCCGTATCCCAAGGGTCTGGCCGAGACCTACTATAACGAGGGTCTGAACTTCTTCATGAACTTCGAGGGCTTCGACGATGAGTACGACGTGGTCGCCATCGAAGAAGAATTCCAGTACGAAATCGAAGGATATCCGTTCATCGGTTACGCCGACCTGATCCTGAAGAAGAAGGCCAACGGCCGCGTCAAGCTGGTGGATATCAAGAGCAAGAGCGCCAAGAACATGAAGAAGGATTACGCCGCCTACCGCAATCAGCTTTACCTCTACGCTGAGGGAATGAAGAACAAGTTCGGCTACTATCCAGACGAGGTGTCCTTCTTTGTGCCCCGCGCCAATGAATGGTTCGAGGAGCCATTCGATCCGGCGCAACTGGAAACAACCAAGAAGTGGGCAGTATCCGTGATCAAATCCATGGAGGCCGACAAGGAATGGCTGGTCAGCCCGAACGCCTACAGGTGCCGGTGGATCTGCGGTTGCCGTGATGCATGCCCCGCCTTCTGGGCGCTTCAGCAGGCCGAGCTGGAGAAGAAGCGCATGAAGGAAGAAATGATGGGCCTATGAAGCGAAGCAGGGAATTCGCGGATGGATATACCAAGGCGCTTCTGGATATGGATGAACTGCTTCAGCGTTATTACCGCTCGCTCTCCAGCCGCGGCATGCTTTCGCTGAACGCCAATGAACGCCTCCGCACCATCACCGATGCGATGATTAAATACCGCACACTCCTGATGACCAAGGGCCTGAAGAATGTTGACATGATTATGCTCCGTAACAAAGAGATTAAGTTCAAGGAGAAGGCATGAAAAACTATACGGTGTATCACCTTCACTCCGACCTTTCTCTTCTCGACAGTTGTACAAAGTTCGATGATTACGTGGATACGGCGGTCGCCCAGGGGATGACCGCCATTGCTTCTACAGAGCACGGCATCCCACGATCATGGGTTGAGAAGAAGCTCTACTGCGAAAAGAAAGGCCTGAAGTTTATTCACGGCGTTGAGATCTATCTCACTGAATCACTGGAACCAAAGGTACGCGACAACTACCACACGATCTTGCTGGCCAAGAACCTAGACGGCGTTCATGAGCTGAACCGCCTGATCGAACTCTCCACCAGACCAGATCATATGTACTACAACAACCGCCTGACTTTCGATGAATTCCTGAGCATCTCGCCCAACATCATCAAGATCAGCGCGTGCCTCGCCTCCCCGCTGTCCAAGCTCCCGCCGTATCATGAGAAGTACTTGTCACTTCTCAAGTACTACGACTACCTCGAGGTTCAGCCGCACGACAATGAGGATCAGGCGGCGTACAACAAAAAGCTCCTGCGATACTCAAAGCAGTACGGTATCCCGCTGATCGCTGGCACCGATACTCACTCGCTCAACAGCTACTACGCCGAGTGCCGCGATATCCTGATGTGGCGCAAGGAACAGTTCTATCCCGGCGAGGCTGGCTTCGATCTGACGTGGCACACCTACGATCAGCTCGTCGCAGCCTTCGAAAAACAGGGCGCGCTTCCAAAGGCGGCGTACCTCGAAGCCATTGAAAACACTAACGTCATGGCTGACAGCGTCGAGGACTTCAAGCTCGACCGCTCCATCAAGTATCCCATACTCCACGGCTCCCGGGAAGAGGACGCTCGAATCTTCCGCGAGACGGTCTGGCGAAAGCTCGACGAAAAGCTCGCCGCCGGCATTATCCCCAAGGAACAGGGAGAGGGATTCCGAACAGCCCTGACTGAAGAGCTTCGCGTTTTCGAAAAGCTGGGCATGAGCGGGTTCATGCTCTGCCAGAGCGAGCTTCTGTCATGGTGCCGTGAGTCAGGGATGTACGTTGGCCCAGCCCGTGGTTCCGTTGGCGGTTCCCGCGCCGCCTATGTGACCGACATCATCGACCTGAACCCAGAGCAATGGCACACCAACTTCGCCCGGTTCTGCAACGAAAACCGGGAAGAGATAGGTCAAGATGTGGCCTACGCTGGCTGAGAAGCCTTCGCAAAAAATATCCATCGAACTGCTGGAACACCCTGAGAGCTGTCTGGCTACAACGTACGGATGAAACAAGCCGAAGCGTGAATGCTTGAAAACAAGACGGATTGGGCAATCAGCAACGAAGCCCCGAACAGGGGAACGCTCAACGACCATCCCTCTGGGAGTACATGGCAAGCGCCGTGGAAGTGGTGGACATCCTCCGGGATGAAGATATGGTCTGAACTTTATGGAAACATAAAGAGTGTGAGTAGCGATCATACGTAACGTATTTGGACATCGACGTTGATGTAATTGATACCGACCGGCCTGCGATCTTCGCTCATATCGCCGAGAAGTTTGGCGAGCCTTACACCGCACGGCTTGCGGCCTACGGCACGATTCAGTCGCTGGCCTTCATCGATGATGTTGGCGGTGGCCTTGCAACCAAATGGGAATGGGAGAACCACCCAGAGAAGTTCAACGAGAGCCGCCGCATGAAAAACAAAAACGACTATGACCACGCCAACCCATACAGCCTCCGCCGGATCGCAGATATCAAAGCAGCCTTCAAGGCCGACGAAGAAAAGGCGAAGGAAACTTACCGCGATATCTTCTACTACTACGACGGCATGGTGGGCACAAGGGTCTCGCAGTCGATTCATCCTGCCGGCATCATCGTGTCACCGCTGGTTCTTGACGAGGAGTACGGTGTCTTCCACAAGGACGGTGAGCGGTGCCTGATCGTCAACATGGATGAGTTGCACGAGGTAGGCGCGGCCAAGTTCGACTTCCTGATCCTGAAGACGGTGACGGTGATCCGTGATGCCTACGCCATGATGGGACAGAAGCCGCCTCGAATGGATCAGATCGACTGGGACGATCAGAAGGTCTGGGCCTCGATGGCTAAGGATGCAAACAGCATCTTCCAGTTTGAATCCGACTTCGCCGCCGAGTCGATGAAGAAATTTAGACCGAAGTCTATTTATGATTTGAGTCTGGTGACGGCGTGTTTAAGGCCGTCGGGCGCAAGCTATCGAGAACAGGTATTCAATCATCAGGTACACAAAAATCCATCAAAGATCATTGATGACCTCTTGAAAGAGAACCTTGGATGGCTCGTATACCAAGAAGACACGATTCAGTTTTTGCAACAAATATGTGGTCTTTCGGGTAGCGATGCTGATAACGTGCGCAGGGCAATTGGTAGGTGACTGCCGTTTGTTGTGGTGACACAACAAAGTATTACTGGGCAAAATCGGTGAACCCTTAGATTTGCATGCTTATAAAACTTCTTGAGAAAGGAGGTGAAAGAGTGGAGAAACGAGGTAAGATCGAATCATTTACCGAGACCATCATAGATATGTATGTTAACCAGCGCATGACGACTGTGGATATAGCTCGTGTTTTGAATTGCAATAATACGAGCGTTGGTAAGCTGCTTGCAAAGAACGGGATTCCGCGAATATACCACGGTGGCAGTAATAGGTTCTCCAAGGAAGACAAAGCAACAATGAAAGATTTGTATGAACAAGGATACACCACCATCGAAATTGGAAAGATGTTTCATTGTTGCGATAACACCGTTGCTAAATATATTCGCGAGCAAGATGGTTCTCTTCGCCGGGGAGTGAGACGAAGTTGCGTCAAACACCATGATTACTTCCATTGTATTGACACACCAGCCAAAGCTTATTTTCTTGGCTGGATGATAACGGATGGTTGCGTTGTCGATCCTGGTGAAAGTCGTCCAGACCGTGCTCCGATTATTTCTATCGAGCTTCATGAACGCGATAAATATATTATCGAACTATTTGCGATGGAGCTTGGTGCGGATAAAGAAAAGGTGCACATTCACGAAAAGAAACATCATGCATATTTCCGTTTTGCATCACAAGAAATGGCTGATGATTTAGCACAGTACGGCGTTGTATTTCGCAAGTCCATGATGAACTACATGCCGAAGATATCAGAAGACCTGATGCCTCATTTGCTTCGCGGGATGTTTGATGGCAATGGAACTATCACGCTAGACAAACGACATGGGTCTGCCCACATTGCATACTATGGTAGCGAACAGTTGTGCTTCGGTGTCCGTGATTACCTTCATCAGACCTTAGGGATGAGTTAGAGCAAAGTGTCTAAGTCTACCTGCTACCATGTTTGGTGGGGCAAGAGGGCCGAGGTTAAATCTTTTGCTGAATATTTGTACAAAGATTGTGGCCCTTATTATCTTGTGCGTAAGTATGAAAAATTTGTGCATGCGAATTATGGGAATACCGAGATAACAAATCTGATTGCGTAAGGCAGATTTGTATTGTAACGCATAGACGGTGAATAAATATAATCCGTCCACGAGTGTCCGGCATCTCTTCGGAGATGAAAATGTATGCTGACCTCATAAGAAATTATGAGAAGTACCGGATAAAAAGCCGGTACGGTAACAATGTGAGAAAACAAAAAGACCGCCTTGAGGAAGCACTACCAAAGATTTTAGAAGGGTATTGCTCGAAGTCCGACAAGCCACGCGCTGAAGCAGAGAAGGAAGCGAAGGAATTTCTTCAGGTCATTGAGGATAGCGCAAGCTATCAATTTGGACGGAACCATGCGATAGCCTACTGCCTCCTCTCTTATATGTGTGCCTATCTGCGCTACTACCATCCGCTCGAATGGATTGCGGCCTACGCCCAGAACGCCGCCAACGATGACGATATCCAGACCGCGAAGGCCATGGCCAAGGATCGCAAGATCGCCATGACCCGCCCTGAGTTCGGCCAGGATAACCGCCAGTATTACGTTGATCACAAACACAACGCCATCTCGGACTCCATCTGCGACATCAAAGGTCTGGGCCTGAAGGATGCCGAGGCCGTCTACCAGATCTCCCAGAAGCGCCACTACGATACCTTCGCCGAGGTGCTGTTCGAGATGCTGATGGCCGACAACGCCCTGAACCAGTCAGCTATCTATACCCTGATCATGGGCGACTACTTCAAGTGCTTTGGTCCCCGGGGAAAGCTCCTGACCGTGTTCGATGAGTTCTTCTCCGGCAAGAACAAGATCACCAAGAACCTGAAGCAGGCGACCATCGACAAGCGCATGCAACAGCTGATCTTCGACGAGCAGTACCTCATCACCGACCGCGAGATATCCCTAAAGGAACAGGTCGGTTTCGAGATCAGCCACTACGGCGCGCCGGTTCTGGTCAACCCAGATGCCACCGGGCTGTACGCCGTGATCGCCGTTGACACCAAGTACTCGCCTAAGTTGACGATGTACAACCTCTCCCGCGGTACCACCGGCATGATGAAGGTGCTGAAGCCGTACTTCCAGAAGAACCCAGTCGTCGCCGGCGATATCATCCGGCTGATCAAATGGACGCCAAAGCCTGCCTTCAGCTTCGCCAACGGCGTCCGAACAATCAAACAAGGCCAGAAGGATCTGTGGGCTGATGCCTATGAGATTCAGTAATTATCTTTCGGCTCGATGCACATCGGGCCGAATTTTGTTCCTTATATATGGTGGAAATAAAAATCTACAAGGAGGACTTGTTGATGCGACATCTTGCATCGATTCAAAAGATCGAATGGATCCGACCCATTGAAGGCAAAGACCGCATTGTACTCGCTGGCGTGCTTGGCTGGCAGGTGATCGTACAGAAGGATCAGTTCAATGTTGGCGACCTGTGCGTCTACGTTGAGATCGACTCCCAGCTTCCTGAGAAGCCAGAGTTCGAGTTCCTTCGCCCGAAGAAATTCCGCATCCGCACCATGAAGATGAGCGGCGTCAGGTCCGAGGGTATCTGCTTCCCGCTGTCCATTCTCCCGGCCAGAGACAAACCCTACGAGCTGGACGAGGACGTAACCGAGATCATGGGCGTGGTCAAGTACGAGCCGCAGGAAGACGAGAAGTGGTGGAACGATCTGAAGGAAGCTCCGGCCGAGAAGCCGTGGCTCCATAAGCTCCCTCTCATGCGCTTCGCGTGGTACCGCAGGCTCGTCGGCGCAAAGGGCAAGAGCAAGGGCGGCTTCCCGGACTTCATTAGCAAGACCGATGAAACCCGCATCCAGAACTGCCCGTGGATCTTGGAGGACAAAGAGCATCCGTGGATCGCCACCGAAAAGATCGACGGCACCAGCGGCACCTTCGCCCTCGTCCGTCATAAGCGTTTCCTGCTCCCGGACAAGTTCGAGTACATTGTCTGCTCCCGCAACCTCCGCCTGCAACGCGATAACTCAATCTACTGGCAGGTATCCGACTTCTACCTGATCGAGGAATGCCTGAAGAACCTGATCGGCAACCGCGACTGGGTGGCCATTCAGGGCGAGTGTATCGGCCCCAAGATTCAGAAGAACAAGTACAAGCGAGACAATCCAGAGTTGTATGTCTTCAACCTGATCTACCCCGAAGGCCGGCGAGGCAGTCTGTTCGCCAAAGGCCTGCTCGAATCTCGCGGCTTCAACTTCGTCCCGATTGTTTCCGAGAAATTCATGCTTCCAGATACCGTGGATGAAATGCTCGCAGCCGCCCATGGAAACTCAGCGCTTGGTCATACCATCCGCGAAGGTCTGGTGGTTCGGAGCGAGGACGGGTCTAAGTCCTTTAAGGCCGTCGATCCAGAGTTCCTGCTGAAGTATGGAGAGTGAGCCGATGAATAAAGGTAGTGCTGGTGTTTATTCCGTAGATCTCCTGTTGATCGCGTTTATTGTCCTGAAGCTGACCGGCGTGATCAACTGGTCATGGGTGTGGGTTCTCGCGCCCTTCTGGATTCCCCTGTTGATTGTCGTGGCTCTGGTGTTAACAGCGTCAATACGAAGGCGGTGACCACAATGTACGCGATTGCCTGCTTCGTGCTGATCATGTTACTCCTGCTCCTGATGATAAATGACGACGGCTCCGGTCGGCGTCCTCCGGCAACATAAGAATGAGGTGATGTAATGGCTTCCTTAAAGTTTGCAAGTATTGGTCTTGGATACGGCGTCCAGGTTAACCGTGTGGATCTGATCTTGCCGCCCGATACCATGACGACCAAACAAAAGGTCAAACAGGCCAGAGATGCCGGCTACTTCATTGACGCATCACGCGGACGCAAGTTCCGCTCTGTGCTCATGATGCAAGACGGCGTTGTCGTTGCTTCCGCGATCTCTCCTGCCACGTTGATCAAGCGGTTCGCTGAAGATATCAGCGTGAACTACATGGACGAACTTTCGTCTCAGGAGGGCATGGAAGATTACGTTTTTGACCCTGAGGAAACGAGTGAATGAGGTGATGACAATTGATCTATGTCTACGGCCTGCCGGGATGTCCCATGTGTGCGCAGGTCAAGTCCAAACTGTCACAGCTGAACGTCCCGTTCGACTACGTGACAGACGAGCAGGTGATGACCTGCAAGGGGATCACACATGTCCCCGTGGTGGAACTTGAGGATGGATCCATGCTGACCGGTAAAGCCATCCTCGATTACTTGAAGCAGTTGGAGGAATCGATTCAGAATGGCTGAACTGGTTGACAAGTATGAGGCGTTCAGAAAGAATGTAAACTTCATCAAAAAATACCGGGATGCCCAGAACGCCGCATCCGGTTCCGAGGTGGATGCCAACAGCAATGTGACCTCAAAGAACATTGCAACCATGGCTCCCGAGATCCACAAGAAAGACAATGTATACACCAACCGCCTGTGGATGCATGACACGCTGACGGAGATGTACGGCAAAGCGATCGCCGACAAGTATCTGGAACAGCTTGAGAAGCACGAGATATACAGGCACGACGAAGCAGGCATGCCCGTTGGAACTCCCTACTGCGCCAGCATTACGCTGTACCCGTTCCTGTTTGACGGCATGACAAAGGTTGGCGGTACGACAACTGCTCCGAAGCATCTGAAAGCCTTTGTTGGCGGCTTCATTAATCTGGTATTTGCCATCTCTGCACAGTTATGCGGGGCTGTGGCCGTACCCGAACTAATCGCCTACTTAGACTACTATATTCGCAAGGAATACGGCGACGATTATAGATTGCATGTAGACGATGTTGCAACGGTTGGCCTGCATCCTGAAACAATCGGACAAGTGATTGATAGTTATTTCAATCAGATAGTCTATTCCTTAAACCAGCCAGCGGCTGCGCGTGGAAGCCAAAGTGTCTTTCTTAATTTCGCTTACTTTGATTCCCCTTATTTTCACCAGCTTTTTGAGGGATTCGTTTTCCCCGATGGCTCCGATCTGATATCCCATTGGGATTCCGTCAACTGGCTCCAGCGCAGGTTTATGAAGTGGTTCAATAAAGAGCGCACGAAAAACCTGCTGACTTTCCCCGTAGAATCCTTCAGTCTTCTGAATGACGGTAAGACATTCGTGGACAAGGATAGTGCCGATTTCGTCGCCGAGATGTACGCCGAAGGGCATAGCTTCTTCACGTATACAAGCGACAGTGTTGATTCGTTGGCAAGCTGTTGCTACTCCGGGGATACCAAGGTTCTGATCAAAGATGCAAGAGGGGCGTATCTAGTTCCTATTTCAGAAGTAAAGCATATGAAATTTGATCAGAATGGCTTTAGGATTTTTAACAATGGCAAATGGAGCAAGGGCAGTTATGTCGAGCTTCCAGGTCGGCCGCTGTATGAGGTTACACTTACAAACGGCGCGGTGATGAAAGTTACGGACAACCATCGTAATAACTGCTTTGGCGGCATGAAGCTCACAAAAGACCTGACGACATCCGACTACATCATGATGAACAGCACTCCCGTGGATACATATCCAGAGGCAGACGAGCATCTGACGTATGAACAGGGTTTTGCAATCGGGGCTTTCCTCGGCGACGGTTCTATGGGGAGCGAATATACAGACTCCAATGGAACAACGTGTATCTATGAAGTCAGTTATTCTCTATCTGAAAGCAAGCGATGGATTATTCCTCTGCTTGAAAAAGCCAACAAACAATTTGGCGGCATGTCAGATGTTCGTGAAGGCAAAATGTACAACAACGTTCTGCCAGTTCGTGTAAGCTCTAAACAGCTTGCCGCAGCCATTATGCGCTGGACAAACTGGCAACGCGGTATTCGATCCGAAACTAAGGCGCTCAATGTCGATTGTGTTCTGCAATCTATTGAATTCCGCAAGGGCATTGTTGATGGGTGGATGGCTACTGACGGCAATATGAATTCTGCTAGCAAGGGTAATTCAGTACGAGGTTACTCTACTTCCATTGATTTGATCGAAACTATGCAGGCTATCTGCACAAGCCTCGGTTATATTACAACGGTAAGCGTAGATAACCGTACAGAGGGTCCAGTATTCCGCGGTATTCAGTACAATAAAAATTACCCTGTGTATGGTCTGTTGAAATATGCAAATCATAAACACACTCGCATCCAGAAAGATACGTGCATTTTCCGGGACAATTCATATTGGTTTAGAGTCAAGTCTATTAAACCGTTGGATCGCCCGGAGACCGTGTACTGTTTCGAGATGGATGATGTGACGGACGACAAGTTTACTCTGCCTAACGGTATCCATAATTACAACTGCCGCCTCCGCAACGGCATCCAAGACAACCAATTCAGTTACACCCTTGGCGCTGGCGGCGTAAGTACCGGTTCCAAGTGCGTAATGACCATTAACATCAACCGACTGGTTCAGAATACACACCGCGCATGGGAAGCTGAAGGTAGTCACGGTGATTTCCTGACTCGCCTGTCCAGCGCAGTAGCTGACCAGACCGAGCTGATCCACAAGTATCTGCTGGCGATCAACAAGATCATCTGCGACATGAGGGATTGTCACATGATCTCGATCTACGACGCAGGGTTCATTGCTCCTGAGAAACAGTACCTGACCTGTGGCATCAACGGCCTGGTCGAGGGCGCTGAGTATCTTGGCATCGAACCCACGGACAACGATCAGTATGCCGCGTACGTGAACGCGATCATGTCTCCGATCTTCGAAATCAACAAGCGCGACAAAACACGTAATGTGATGTTTAACACTGAAATGGTGCCAGCGGAAAATCTCGGAGTCAAGTTCGCTAAGTGGGACAAGAAGGATGGATACTTCGTCCCGCGTGACTGCTACAATTCCTACTTCTACCGAGTGGAAGATCCGACGGTGAATCTCGTCGATAAGTTCCGTCTGCATGGCTCGAAATATACAGGTAGACTTGATGGAGGATCCGCTCTCCACGGAAATCTTGAAGAGCATCTTACCAAAGATCAGTACTTGAAGCTTTTGCACACGGCTATTCGGACGGGATGCAATTATTTCACATTCAACATTCCTAATAGTATATGCAACAAATGTGGTCACATCGAGAAGCACCGCTTCGACAAGTGCCCGGTATGCGGGAGCGAAGATGTGGATTATGCGACCAGGATAATAGGGTACCTTTCTCGCGTGTCAAAGTGGTCTCTTGACCGTCAGAAAGAAGCCGCTCGCCGTTACTACGACAATAAAGGTGTGTAAGCATGAATAAACAACAACGTACTTGTGATATATGTGGCGTAACGAATGCGCAGAAACCTATCCGCTGTAGCCAAAAATATGGCATGTCACTGTGTATTAAGCATCTTTCTCAGCTTGAATATTATGGACGTATCCTAGATACGTCTCCTTATGGAATCAGGGACCTCAATCGTTATCATATTGAGGGTGACACAGTCTTCATGGAACTGACCGATAGCCACGAGAACTTGATATGTGAAACCAAATATGATCTTTGTTTTCTGGAGATCGTATCAAGTCGCAAATGGAAGTCAACAGAAAAGAACCATAAATTATACGCTACTTCAAAAGGCAAGAAGGACGAACGGTTGGATCACATCAGTTTGCATCGTTATGTTGCAGAGCTGGCCGGATGGGATCTCAATGGCTACGAAATAGATCACATCAATGGTGACACGATGGATAACAGGTTGTGCAATCTGCGGAGAGTAACCCGTGTTGAGCAACTGGGCAATCTTGCTCCCAAGAAAGAAAACAAGCTGGGAATTCGCGGTGTATCGTATAGCACAAGAGACAAGAATTATGGTGTTGATTTCACCTACAACAACCATCGGTATTATTTCCACCGCTTCGAAGACCTCTCTGAGGCCGTCTACGTTCGCTATCTGATGGAGGACTACTTCCACGGAGATGTAGTAACAAATCGACATATGAGCTACATGAAGCCACATCTCGATAAGTTGACTGATCTCCAGAAAGAAACTCTTAAAGAGTATGTGTACTCGAAAATCGCCGAAGAAAGAGGATGCGACCTTGCTCAAGTATGTTGATTATTCCATTACCTTTCAGGAAGTCCCGAACGAGATCGCTCTGGTCTTCCCCATCTCGGGGTGCACCCGTCATTGCGACGGGTGCCACTCCCCGTGGTTGCAGACCGACATTGGCGACAATCTGGAGGACGACTTCCACTACATCGTCGGCAAGTACATCGGCGAGATTACCTGCGTCTGCTTTATGGGCGGCGACGACGTCGATCCTGAGGCACTGGCACGGCTCATCAAGGCCGCTCTGTTGTACGGCCTGAAGACCTGCGTTTACTCCGGTGCACCGTATGAAACAGCATGCACCGAGGTCTTCCGCCATCTTGAACGCGGCGACCTGACCTACCTGAAGGCGGGACCGTACGTCCGCGAGCTTGGCGGTCTGGCCAGCACGACGACAAACCAGCGTATGTATCGCTGGGATCCCAAGCGTAACTATTATGAAGATATAACCTCATGGTTCTGGAGGAAACGAGTTTGAAACCCAAGACAATATTGAACCCTGATACCGAGTTCGTAAGGAATCTGAAGAAGCGCATCAAATCCAATTCGGGCTACTGTCCCTGCCGCATTGAAAAGACGAAGGACTCCAAGTGCCCGTGCCTTGACTTCCGGGAGACCGGGGCTTGTATGTGCGGCCTGTACATTCAAGTTCCACCCGATGAGGAATGAGTAATGTTTTCGTATATATGTAAGGCCTGCAACAAGGAAACGGATACACCGCAGATGGAGACGGTGCCTGTCCCGCCGATAGGGCAACGGGTGATCCTGATCTGCCCATCCTGCCATGAGGCGATGATGGAGGCGGTGGCGCACTGCGATATCTGCAAGGCCGTGCTCCCTGGCATGGAGCGGTACGTGGTATTCCGTGATAATGTTGTTTTCTGCTGTGAAGCCTGCGGGAGTGTAGTGTGATGATGATATGCAATGATTGCCGTTCAACATTCGATGAACCCATCTGGGCCGCTGAGGATGACGGCTTGGATTGTCCGCCGTATCGGTACACCCAGCTTTGCCCGAGGTGCCACAGCAATGACATTGATGACTGCTATGAATGTGAGAGCTGCGGCGACCTGATAAGCGCCGACGATATGGTCATGATTTTCTCCGAAAACAGGAGCGTATGTCTGTGCAGGGAATGTCGCCGCAGCAGAGGAGTAAGTGAATGACAAATTGTTTAAAGTATTTTGATATTGCCGAGTTTGAAAAGGTAAGCATTGGCGAGTACATCAGGGCACGGTCAAAGTTTGACGGCTATGATGACCAAGCCAACGAGACGCTGATCGAGATGTATACGCAGGAGTGGAACAACATCAGGTTGCCTGCAAGGGCGACCGAAGGATCTGCCGGTTACGATTTCTTCCTGCCGTATGACATTGAGATCTCCGAGCATCCCATCGCCTTCCCCACCGGCATCTGCTGTGATATCAATCCCGGCTGGGTGCTGATGCTGTATCCCCGCTCCGGGCTGGGATTCAAGTACGGCATGAGGCTGTCAAACTCGACAGGGGTCATCGATAGCGATTTTTACCACAACCCCGACAACGAGGGCCACATCGCGGCCAAGTTCTACGCGGCCGACAAGCCCGTCGAACTCAAGGCTGGCGACCGTTTCATGCAGGGTATCTTCCTTCCTTTTGGTACCGTTGTTGGCGATCACGCTGGCGGCTCCCGCACAGGCGGCGTTGGTTCTACCGGATTGAGGTGACGGCCTTGGATGATCATCAGATTATACAGGTCTTTGCTTGCGATCTTTCGTAGAACCGGCCGGGGTTCGCCGTCCTCGAATGCGATACCACAGACAGAAAAGTTGAAGTCCTCTACCAGAGCAACGTCAACAACAAGACCACGGCAAAGTCCAAGGACAAGACTCATGCTCAAAAACTTAGCGAGATTGCGGAAGAGATGAAGCGTATCATGATGCATTATCCCTACGCATATCCCGTTCAGGAAGACGCCCTCGGCATGATGACCGTCATAGGCCGCGGCAATCTCTGGTCGGCGAAAACAATACAAGCGCTGGCCAGGGTTGTCGGCCTGAGCGAGTATCTCAGCTACACCATGGGACACGGTGAGTTCGACAAGATCCCGCCCAAGGAAGTCAAGAAGCGGGTTACCGGCAGTTCCACCGCCGAGAAGGAAGAGGTGGCCAGGGCGCTGGAGCAGTTCGTTGGCAAGCGCGAGTACGCCTGCGACGACGAGTCCGATGCGGTGGCGGTTGGCATCGCATGGCTCATCCGGAATAACTTCCTAGACGACCCCTACGTAGACCCTCAGAATCCCTGATAAGTTGTGTAAGATTTGAGACATCATTCTTTGGATGATACATTCTTCGTCCGGAGCAGACGGGGTCCAGATTCTCACACAACATCTGTAAGATTTGAACAAAGGAATGGATGCTAATGGAAGAATTTAAAAAGGTTCCGCGTGAAGAGCAGGAGACATCAATCAGTTTGACTCCGGATGACAAGGTTGCCTATGTATACTCCTCTGATCCTGCGGTTGTCAGGCGGCTCCTGAAATATGTTGAGGAATATCCGGATGTTTGCAAGCTGGATATCCGAGACGACTACGGGTTGTCAGTCACCATGCCCAAGGAATGGGTACTCTACAAGCCGCGCAAGAAACGCGTGATGTCCGAGGAGCAAAGACTCAGGGCCGCAGAAAGACTGGCGAAAGCGAGGAAACCGCATGCAGTTCACACGCCCTGAGCTGATCAAGTCGTTTGCCAACATCAACACGAAGTGCAAACAGCAATGCCCGTACAACAACGTATGTGAGCGCGGCGACTTCTGCGTATTCAAGCAGGCAGCACTCATCATGAGGGCCGACGATACCCGTGTTCAGCTGGCCGACCGCCGTGCTGAGGCTGCGATTGCCGAGGCCAGGTTGCAGGCCGAGGTCGCCAAGCAATACGAAGATGTTTGCTTCCAGTACTACGATATGATCCATGACTACAACGGCGGCGTGGTCAAGAAGCTCTACATCCCGCCGGCTCGCAAGATGGCCACCAAGAGACTGCGGCGAACGCTCAAAGCCAGACGCCTCGTTGACCGGGACGGCAAGCCCGAGTACGCGCCGAAGTCCGAGCGGCATGTAGACTACGATTTGCGCAACATGGAAATTATTTAAGCCGCGAACAAAGCCCAACAAATTGTTCCTTATATAGGATGAGAGACACGTTCTCCATCCTATTTTTTGTGAGGTGATTGTGTGAGGGATCCCAAGAGAATCAAGTCTTTCCTGCGGCGGCTCGAGGCCGTCTGGAACACGGTGCCCGACTGGCGGTTCGGTCAGCTGATGTGCAATACCCTTGGCTCGGCTGGCCGCGATCCTTTCTTCGCGGAGGATAACGAGATGATCGAAGCCATTGAGAAGTGCATAGGTCAGCTCGTCCCGGGCGAGATTGTGAACA